AGCGCTGGGTTTTTATTGAACGTATTGACAGGGATTGGTTGAATAGTGGTGCGGCTTCTATGGAAGCGTGGATGGCCTCTGCTGATAAAGAAACACAGAAAGATATGTCTTCTATGAGCCGATATGTTGTAACTTATAAGAAAGGGTCGGAGGAAATGGATGAGTAAGGAAGTAAGAGAATATCTTGGAATTGTAATCGATTACTCGAAGGATAAGGAGATTCCAGAGCAGGGGATCGCCATGCTCACTGGTAAAGGGTTTTATAAGAAAGAGTGGGAAGAGTCTCCACAAGAGACATTTGCTCGTGGAGCCACTTGTTACTCCTTTGGTGACTATGAATTTGCTCAGCGCATCTACAACTATGCAAGTAATCAGTGGTTTGCTTTTGCTTCCCCTGTTCAAAGTAATGCTGTAGAGGTCAATTGGCCTTCTTTCCGTGAAGATCAGTTCGAAGAGGCTGCTGAGTGGCTTGAAGAGAATGTTGACCCTGAAGGGATGCCGATTAGTTGTTTCCTGTCGATGATCCATGATAGTAAACAAGGTCTTCTGACGGCCTCTGATGAGGCTAAACAGCTTTCTATGATGGGAGGTGGTGTTGGGGTATGGGCTGCAAATAGAAGCCCTGATGAGAAGAGTACAGGCGTTATGGCACATGCTCGTGACTATGATGCAATGACTCTTGCTTACCGACAGACAGCAACCCGTCGTGGATCGATGGCGATGTATATGGATATTGACCATCCAGAAATTATGTCTTTCTTGCAAATGCGTAATCCGATTGGTGGCGATAGCAATAAGAAGTGCTTCAACCTAAATCATGGCATTAATATCACTGATAAATTCATGATTGCTATGATTAATGGTGAAGAGTATGAGCTTATTGACCCCAAGCATGGCCCAACTGGACGTATGGTGAAAGCTCGTGAAGTTTGGGAAGAGATTCTTGAACTCCGCAAAGAAACAGGTGAGCCGTACCTGCTATTCAAAGACACTGTAAACCGGAATATTCCTTCGTGGATTACCAAGCCAACTTATCGTGTAAATCAGAGCAACCTCTGTTCTGAGATTACGTTGATGACAAGCTTGAAGCGTACAGCTGTTTGTTGCCTGAGCAGTCTAAACCTTGAGAAGTATGATGAGTGGAAAGATACAAATATCGTTGCAGATTTGATCCGTCTCCTGGACAACGTGCTTGAGTATTTCATTCGTCTTGCCCCAAGTGAGTTGAAGCGTGCTGTTCACTCTGCTTCAAAAGAGCGTGCCCTTGGACTTGGTACTCTTGGCTGGCATTCCTACCTGCAAAGTAAGGATATTCCGTTTGAGAGTGGTGGTTTTAACAGTGCTATTCAACAGACTCACAAGGTGTACGGTGATCTTCGAGAAAAGGCAATTGCTGAGAGCAAGCGCTTGGCTGTATTGCGTGGTGAAGCTCCAGATTGCATGGGAAGTGGTATGCGGAACAGTCACCTGTTTGCTATTGCTCCTAATGCCTCTTCGAGCAGTATTGTTGGTGCATCTCCAAGCATTGAGCCTTGGGCTGGTAATTGTTTCAACGCAGAAGGGAGAGCAGGTAGTTTCCTAATTAAGAACAAATATCTTAAGAAGAAACTTCAAGAACTTGGTAAAGATACAGAAGAGGTGTGGAGCAGCATTACAGTGAATGAGGGGAGTGTTCAACACCTTGATTTCCTAGATGACCACACCAAAGCAGTATTTAAGACAGCTTATGAAATCTCCCCAATGTGGGTGATTGAACAGGCTTCTGTACGTCAGGGATATATCTGTCAGAGTCAATCTGTAAACCTGTCCCTGCCCGCGGATGTTACGGCTCAGGAGCTTTGTGACATTCACGTTATGGCTTGGGCAAAAGGTCTGAAGAGTTTGTATTACTGCCGTGGCAAATCTGCAACTAAGGCAAATGTTGGCACTGGTAGCGATCGTCCTCTGAATTCTGTCCCGGTGAGAGCCAAGATTGAATATGAAGGTTGTTTGAGTTGTGAGGGATAAGGAGAAAGAATGAGTGTATTTAAAGAGAGTGCCGCATATAGGCCTTTCATCTATCCTTGGGCAGTGGAGGCAGCCAAGAAGCACTCCATTGATATGCACTGGCATGAAAATCAGATTGAGCTTCAAGATGATCTTCGTCAGTACAATTCGAAGGATGGTTTGAAGACAAAAAATGTCAGCCATGAAGTACATAAAAATATCGTTGACAAAGTGATCTGTCTATTCACTGAGATGGATAAGACTGTTGGTGAGGGCTACACGAAAGTGTTGCCCTTTGTCAAGAATAATGAAATCCGTAATATGATGCTCACCTTTGCTTCTCGTGAGGTGATTCACCAGCGGAGTTATGCTCTTCTGGCTGAGACATTTGGTTTCAGTGATAGTGACTGGATTTCTTTTGCTGATTATGCTGAAATGCGTGAGAAGCTGGACACGATGACAGACAGCTACCTCACGGAAGATATGCGTGATGAGATGAAATTCTGTATCAACCTGTCTCAGATTCTTCTTGGTGAAGGGATTGGATTATTTGCTGCATTCACTGTCTTGCTGAATTTTAAGCGGCAGGGATTGTTTGTAGGCTTCAACGACGTGAATCAGTGGAGCTTGACAGACGAACAAGAACACGTTGTGAACAACATCCGCACTCTGAAAGAGGCGATGAAAGACCTCACTGAAGTGGAAAGGATTCTACTTTATGAGATTATTGAACAACTGATTCAGCGTTATGTCGCCGCTGAACATTGCTTCATTGATCTTGTGTATGAGATGGGTGATCAGGAAGACTTAACCAAGGCAGATTTGAAAGATTATATCCTCTATCTTGGTGAGCTTCGGAGATTCCAGATTGGCATGATTTCTGCTGGCGAGGTGAGGAAGAACCGTGTGGAGTGGATGGAGTGGATGCTTTCTGGTGCCCGTCATGGGAATTTCTTTGAGAAGCGCATCACCGACTACAGTCACACAGGGTTGATCGGAGAAATCAACTACAACAAATACGCCTCAATTCTTGCAGAAAAGGGCATTCAGTGATAAGGGAGGTGCTGATGGTTGGCGTTGGAGAAGGTTAAAAATATAGGTTGACAGCACCTTGAAGCTGATCCACAATAGCCACCATTGCTTAGCCGCTTTGGTGGCTTTTCCGTTTCTGGAGAGAATTTATGAGAATCTATATAGAGGAAGGGGCTAATGTCCCCTATGTTAAGTGGGTAGGGGATGAAGTATTCCAGACTATAATGAATGTTCTAAATGCTCATGGTGCTGAGCGGGTGATCAATAAGTTGACAGCAAGGCACCGCCGAGGCCGAGCGGAGGTAACTTGTTCCCACATATTCTCAAGGAATAATGAGGCTATTCTGAATAGTCTCGAAGCAGCAGGTGCTGAAATCATTTTTATCTGTGGGATTTTCGAAACACCTGAAGATTTCGCAATGAAAGTATATTTACTAGAGAATGGTCGTAAAGAATGAAAATATTTATTGAAAAGAAGATCGATGCAGGTGGTAGGTTCATTACAACAGATTCAGAAGAGAGTTTTAATGTCTTATTGAACATTGCGCACTCAACTGGTGCTATGGACGACGAGGCTCTGGATGTTGTCTACTTCCGAGATGGATATAAATGCTTGGTAATCATCGATGAGGGTGGAATGTCTAAGCAGTGGTGGGACGCTTTAAGAGTTGCAAGGGTGTCGGGGTTTAAGATGATTACTGTGGACACACGCCATCGTTCTTTTAAAAGTGCCATTATGAAAATGGGCTATACGTTATTCTCCCATTCACAATGAAGAGGTGAAAATGAAAATCAAGAGCAAATACAAAAAGTTGATGATCTGCCTAATATGTTTCCTTTTGGGAATTGGAAACCTGAAACTGTTTTCAATCATTGCTGGAACATTCTCAATATCTTCACTCATTTGTTTAATTGCCGGTATGTCTTTTCTAGGTGCTTCTGTTGCATTCACAATCATCTTCTTTGAAGAAGATTTCAAAAGGTGGAGCAGTGCCATCTGGGCGTGGGTAAATAGTGATGATTGACCTCCAATAAGATTTCATTTAAAATGTCTAGTATTTAAGGAGATAATGCCTTGATGACGAATAACCAAATTTGCCAACACTTTATCAGAGAGCATTACTATTTCACGAATTGTAATAGGACTCGTGTAAGACTTCATTGGGAAATTTTGATCCCTGAAAAATGGTTGGTGGTGGAAACCCTTCGAAGAATTATTGACACTACGTTCGGACAAGATATGTTTAATCGGCAGTGGAAGTGGAACAGTCAGGATAAGATGATGCACAGTGACCCGCTCACGGAATCAGAGCCACCTTGTGTGTTTAAGAAGCAAGAAGATGCTATCGAGTTTGTGAAAATGTACCTTATTGCTATTGGTAAATGTTGATGAGATTTATTAAAAAGAAATTTCTGTCGAACAAAGCATTTGACGAAGAAGGGAACATTGTTGTAAGGTGTGAAACACAGAAGAAGCTCCAAAAGACCTGTGGCAAAGTGGACAGGTGGGCTAGAAATATGAATGCTGAGGTTGTAATCAGGGCTTGTTTTGGTGATCCTGTTAAGTTAGACTTCAGTGTTCATTCAGAATCCTCTTTTAAAAAGAGGAAGAAAAAGCTCAAGAAAATGATTGAACTTCTTGAAGAGTTGGGAGAGAATATGGATATCCAGTGGGAAGATTTGAAACAGCGCATTAAGAAGGAGGAAAATAAGTGATTTATTCACTTGCAATAATCGGAGCAGCTGTTATCATGGTGCTCGTCGGGCTTGGGGCAAACTCTCTTGCCAACAAGCTCGAAAACAAAAACATTGAAAAGGAGGAAACTAATTGAATAAAGTCCAAAAGATTTGCCTAGCAGCACTGGCGGCAGTTGCTCTAGTAGCGGCCACTTTCAACAGCATCTTCGTATATAACGAGGCTGGCTATCAAACTCACGTCCGCACCATTTTTGGTGAAGAAAAGGTTGTAACTGATGTAGGCTATGCAACTAAGTGGTTTGGTCGTGCAACTCCTTGGAAACAAGCACAAACACTCCAATTCACAATGTCTGACTCGGACACTACTGATGAAGGTGTTGCAGTACAGGGTTTCAAAGTGGTGTTCCTCGGCAACGTTGATGCCACTGTAGAAGCTTCTACTCGATTCCGTATGCCGCAAGGTGAACAGTTTTTGCGAATCGCTCGTGAATACCGAACTCCTGAAAACTTCATGGCAACTGCTGTAGCTCCTGCTGTAAAAGAGACTCTGCAAACTACTGCTTCTCTGATGAGTGCTGATGATTACTTTGCAGGCGCTCGTTCTGAGTTTGGTGCTGAATTTGAGAATCAGTTGAAGCAAGGCCAGTATGTCATCAAGCGTAAAGAGGTAGTTCGTAAGAACATTCGTGGTCGCAACGAACAGGCTGGGTTGGTGAGTGGTGTTGCCGAAGTCGATGAAATTAGTCAGCGTACTGATTTTGTAACTGAAAAGATGGCGGATGCTAATGGTAATCCTGTTCGAAAAGCTCAACAGTTTGTTGGCTTGGGTGTAGAAGTGGTTGAGGCCCGTATCACCAACATCCTGCCAAATGATATGTATCGTCAGCGGATGGTGAAGGTTCAAACTGCTCTGGCTGAACTGGCTGTAGCACGTCAAAACCGACTGAAGGAAGAAGAAGAAAAACTGCTGGTCACTGCTCGTGGTGAGAAGGAAGTGGAAGCCAAGCGTCAAGAAACTCTGAAAGAGCAGATTGAACAAACCACTAAAGCTCAAACTGCTAAGCAACTGGCTATCATCGACGCAGAACGTCAGCAAGAGTCTGCTCGGATTGCTAAAAACACTTCTCAAGAACTTCTTGACAAAGCTCGGATTGATGCTCAAGCAACCAAAACTCTGGCCGATGCAGAAGCCTACGCTAAAGAGGCTGTAATTAAGGCGGATGGTGCTCTTGATAAGAAACTGGAAGCTTTCGTAAAAACTCAGGAAGTTTGGGCCAAGGCTTACTCGGTAGCTCCGGTTCCTGTAACTGTAATGGGTGGTAATGGTGAAGCTGGTCGTGGCAATGCCTCCCAAGACTTTATGTCCATCCTTGCAATGAAAGCTGCAAAAGACCTGCAACTGGATATGACTGTTAAGAAATAAGTTTGACAAGAGAGTCTGGATTGTAAGATAATAGGGGCATGGCGAAAGCTGTGCCCCTTTTCTTTTGTCTGGAGGAAATATGAAAAATAAAGTTGTTATTGCGATACAGGATATGTCAAGTTGGGGAAGTTATATGATGGCCACTGACCTGTCTCCAGTAATTAACTATTTCAACGCAATCGGGGTTGTTAAGGATGAGAATTTCTTTGGATTACCGGGTCAAGCGCCTTATGCAGAAATCGTCAGTAGTGTTTCAAGTGAACCCCTCTTCCTGTACCCAATAAACTCGGCCATCTATACAGAAGAGGGTATGATGAATTGGGCTTACATCGGAAAAGATGTAAGAGAGGATATGAAACGACTATTACAACTTCTTGATTACGAGGTGATTGAGCCAGAATTGTTTATGGCTGGAACGGCAGTTGCTGAAGCTGTCGAGAGAATGAAACCATATTTGGAGGAATAAGATGAGAGTTTTTATTCAGGATGATGATACATCCAATATCCAATTTGTTGAACTTGGCAGGAACTCTCGTCCAATAATTGAAAACATTGTCTCAACACTGTTTGGAGAGAAGTATTCTAAAGAAAGTTATATAGAAAGGGATGAGGTTGCTTGCGAGGTGCCGTGGTCCAGCTGGGCGGGTGGCCGCACGACGCTGGCTGTGCAGAATGATGCGATGGATTCTCTAATCTCCGCACTTGAGGTTATTGGTGCTGAGATAGTCTTCGTTGTATGTTATGAGGAAAGGGCAGTGAAGTTTCATGAAAGACTTTATACTATTTATGACTATTCTTGGGAGGATGAATGAGCGCCACTAAAGAGAAACATCTTCGTATATTGGTTGAAAATGCAAATGTCTATGAAGCTGTTTGGGTTGCTGCATCAAATAGTGAATCCTATGAAGTGTTTGTGAATGTTCTTATCACACTCTTCGGGAAGAGTAGGATGTGGAGGATGTATTCAGGCGGTGGACTGTTTATTATAACTGATTCGGAAATGGTGGATATTGTTAAACTTTTGGAGAGTTTTGACGTACAGGTGGTTGAAATTCAACATAGTGAATTTAGTGGTGGTACATTTGAAACTTCTATTGCTAATGCTGGCGAAAAGTTTTATGATGGGTCAGCATTCATGGGACGTTTTTATGAAATTTCTTGTTGAATATGATATTAAGTTGAGGAAAGGAAATTATTTATGAAAATCGTTTGCTGCTTAGAAGATGTTGATAAAGCAACCTGGGCCTGCTATTGTGTTTTTGATGATATTTCAATTTTTCAAAGATACATGTGCTCTAGATTCAGGACTGTAGAATTTGGACCTGATCCTTATGAAACTGGTGACGGAAGTTACAAGATAGAAGGTTATAGTGGGTATATGGAAGCTTTCGTTTGTCATGATTACTACGGGACAAGTAATTGGATGGTAATTTCTAACGCCCTGATTGATGAACTTTTAGAAGAAGCAAAGTCTCTTGGATACGAAGTGAAGAAGGTCTACAAGTCTCAGACGGGAATACCTAAAGCTTCCGATGTTGTAACAGTAACAGAATTTTTAAAATCACACTATTTAGAATAAAAAAAAAAACCCGCCAAAAGGCGGGTTAAATTCTTATTATTTTTATTTTTGATTCTTTGAAAGCAATTGAATCTCTTGCTCCAACAAATCATACCTTCTCTTATTAACGTAGCTGTCACTTTCCACTTTCTTTCTAAGGTCAATGAGTTCGTCCATTATTTTCTCATTCTCCTTTTCAGCCCTCTCCTGAAATTCCCTTCTTAGAGCCTCATATTCATATTCTCGTGTGGCTGATTTCGTTGCGTAGAGTATGGTTGTCCCTACCGCTACAGCTAACAATATAGACAGTAAAGTCATCATCGCCATCAAGAAGTAATTCTGAAACTTTTGCATGATGGCCCTTACTCTTACCCTGTCTCCTACAGGGATTAATTCTTATACTTAGCTTGCAATTCAATTTGTTTTAAGATGAGGTCCATTTTATTATTAATGTCACCAATCCTTGTATCAACAAACGAAATGATATCTTGCTTGGTAGTAAGGAGTTTCTGTTCTGTAACAGAGGTGGCTTGTAATTGATAAACCCTTTCTTCCAAAACCTGCATTCGATTGTGTTGCCACGTTATACCAAGTACAAGGAATGGGATAAGGAATTTACCAACAGTGTCCACCATCACCTTCCAACCATCATCTTTCTCCGCTGCCATAAATTTTCTCTTTCTCTTCAATCTGCTTTACAGCAGTGTCTAGTCTATTATTACACTCTGACACATGCTCAGCAGAGGCCACATAAGCCTCTGAGACTGCGTAGAATGCGGTTTCGTAACTATCCCCTAGCTCACCTACAGGCTCCATCTTACAATTGCGTAGGAGGGCTTTCTGAGGGCTTACTACTAGGACAGTTTGAGTTGGCGGTGCAAGCGGCTTTGTCGAGAAGCAGCCTGACAGTACCAAGAGTGACAGCAACGTCGCTGCTATCTTCCCTATCTTCATTCTTGCTTGCTCCTGTTGGGCAACGTTGTTTGTTGAGTTTGTTTTTCAAATCTGCAAACACATCCTCAATAGCTTCTTGTTTTTCTAGAGCTTCAGTTAGGAGGTTGTCTGTAGATTTTTGGTCTAGGATAAATTTCTCTTTCTCAGAAGAACAAGCTGCAAGCTTCTCGCTAAGAGAGGTGATTTCACCAGAAAGTTTACCTGTCGTCTTGTATTCTTGTTTCAAGAGATACCCTAGTCCAGAGCATGCGAGCAGGAGAATAAAAGATGTAATGGCTAGGAATTTAGTCATGCTTATTCTCCTTGTCATCTTCATAAAACATTTTCCCATCTTCTAGGTCTTGCTTGATGAATCTCCCAATGAAACCAATGACACCGAAAGTGATGGCTGTTGTTGCCAGCATTCCGAATGCCATTGACCCAGAGAGCACACCAAGAACTGCTAAGCCAGAGATAGATAGGGCTGTGAGAAGATTTCCAATCAATGCAATCACTGAATAGCTCTTCCACAAAGATTTCCAATTATCTACTAGCTTCATAAATCTCCTTAATCTCTTTAGGAGGATTACCCATACACCATTGGTATTCGTTGGTGCGTCTGATAACGAGTCCTTTCAGCACAATCATTACACCATTTTGTCTGGCGTAAATCCAACGTGTAAGTTGTTCGCAGCTTGCTTCATACTCTTTGTTATTGAGTTTTCGTAGAAGGGTGCTACTGCTGACGTTTCCAATTCCAACATTGAATGTGAAATCTACTAAAGCAGCGTGCATGTATGGAGATAGGTAATCCACTTTAACAACTCTTTGAAGTTGCTTATCGTGCTTAATCAAATCCTTACCAAGTTGTTCAACGCACTGCTCTTCAGTAAATTTCATTCCAACCCGAAGCTCTGGTCCTGTGTGACCATAACAAGATGTGACAATTCCTACAGGGTCTCTGTATGTACCTAAAACAACGCCCTCAGAAGGAGCCGTTAAATAAGCTCCCCCGAGGGCCAAACTTCCTGATAAACCCATTGCAAGCAATTGCTTATAGATTTTATTCTTATTCAATTTAAACTCCGTAAGCTACCCACAAAAGATAGGAGTTGGTTGTTGATTTCGCAATTGTTGCACCTGTGTTTGAAAAGTTTATAACCCTTTCGTGTGCATCCTGTGCAGTAGTGGTGCCTACTTGTGTCACTTGGATTCCAAAACAAGCACTCTTGAACGGAGTTGTAAAAATCACTGAATGGGCGCTAGAACCTCCAAGTGGAGTTCTTCCCCACTGGATCATGAACCCACCGGGGAAAGTATACATCCCCTCTTCTTCTAATACCCTTTCACTGAAGAAAGATGTGATATCAAAAGCGTGAGTGTGGCTTGTACTTGTCGCAGCATTCCCACTGCTTGCAGAGATTGTACCGGGAGTTCCAAGAGAGATTGTCCTGTCAGCAGCAAAACTCCCACCACCAGTTAGTCCATTACCGGCTGTTAGGTTTCTTGTGTTCTGGACAGCGTTAACAATTCTTGTATCATCACCAGCAGCAACACTGCCTGCGGATGTCCCAACATCTCTTGTCGCAGAGTTACCAAGACCAAGATTATTACGTGCAGTTGCTACGTTTGTAAGTCCAGACAAATTGCCTGATTTCGGTAGCCAATCAATTGCGTTTTCTACTGCTAGTGTTCCAAGCCCAAGATTAGTACGAGCAGTGACTACGTTCGTAAGCCCTGCAAGGTTTCCACTTTTCAGTAGGAAATCATTCAGGGAAGTTGTAGCAACTTCAGTAAGTCCAAGGTTTGTCCTAGCAGCTGCTTTGTTAGGAACATCTGCAAGGTTTTGTGACTTCTTGAGGAACACACTATTTGCAGTGGTTGGAACGACAATCACATTGTCAAGTGTTCCTTGTTCAACCTCTGTAGCTGTTGCAATTCTAGCAGTACCAACGATTGTAGTGGTAGCTTGTTGCAGCAAACTATTAAGTTGACCTAGTGGAATAGCATGAGAATTCTGTGTTGCATTAGCTACGGCAAAGACTTGGGTAGATTCACCAGCCTTATAAGCGTATCTATTATCCGCTTCAACACGACTCCAAACACTCAGGTTTTGACGTGCTTGAGGGTAGTTTGCGATATTGGCCAGCGTGTTATAGTTTGTTTGAAGAGTTGTAATCTTACCATCTACAACAGCTACACTTCCAAACTCTTCAAATGCTCTTTCCCAAGTTGCTCCGTTCAGTGGGTTTGCTGGGTCAATATTTGTGTGAGTTGTTTTTGCTTTATAGATAACGCCATCACTGCCCTGTACATAACTCTTACCAGCTTGATACTCAGTGGTTTGATCCCAAACAGAAATACCCATCTGGTTAATATGGGCCATGAAAGAATCTACGCGATTCTGGCTCCAGTTGAAATACTGGTAAGGTGGAATCTCTACAGACCACCCTTGTGTGATTTTCAGGTTAGCGGGAGCACTAATAATACCAGCGCTTGCCCACACCTGATTAATCGTAGTTGGTTTTGTAAATTGTGGCATTTAATCTACCTCTAAATTATAATGTTCTATAATAGGAAATGGGAGATTCCATAAATCTCTAGGAGTGATACGATATTGAGGGTATCTGAAACAAGACAGTCCACCCTCCTTTAATACGTAAGCTGTCAGTTCAGAGCAGAACCAATTATCTGTTGAGTGCCATCGCCTAATGAAGGGCATACCTAGAAGTCCTAGCCAATCATACTTCTTCCCAATCTCCTTATAGAGAGCTTTTATTGCCGCCTCTTCATCCTCGACAGGGAATTCCACGATTGCCCACTTCCTATCTCTTTTAAATTCTTCAAGAGGGGTGGCTACAACCCCACGAAACATTGTAGCCTCTATAACATAATCACCTACAACCACACCGCAGTGGCTCCACTCACTAAAGAGGACAGTGCGCAGGAGCCAACTACCTAGTTGATTGCTTGAAGAGAATGCAACTCTCATACAGGAAGGTTGTAATCAATAGTTATTTCACCAAGTTCATCGGAATTTTTTGATGACTTGATTTGATCCTCATATCTTTGACGCAACCCTGTCAAGTAAGCACTTAGTTGTTCAAATTGCTGTGTTTTCTGAAGTGTTCTCTGAAGATAATCCTCTCGTTCAATACCTCTTATGGAAGCAGCTGCATCAATCCAAGGCGTACTGGCGTTCTCGGGGTCCGCCTGCCATGCCTTGATTTCCCTATCCTGTGTAGGCCAAGTGTCCTTCTCAGCTTGCGGGTAAGATGCTGTGTGTGAATTAACCGCCTCTTCATAGAGGCGATTATTTTCAAGTAACTTCTCGTATTTCAATTCTTGGAAAGTTGGACCTTCAGGTTCTTCCAAGTAAAGATTACCGTCAACACCAACGGCAATACTCTTCCCGTCTGATTTTCCTGCAATTAGGTGGCTATACTCATCCTTAGATATGATGATAGAACCCTCTGGAATATTTTCACCATGAATCTCAGTGATGTAAAATCCCAATGTGCTCGGGCTGTAGTAATACATATGTTTATCTCCTTAGTACCCCACTGCAAACCAGTACAGTGGAATGGTTACACTCGATTGATGAACTCTGAATGTAGTGGCTGTTGGGGCTGCAGCAAGTTTTGGCGTGTCGTTGTAGGCGCTGTTAAAAACAGACGTGAAAGACATGTAACAACAAGCTGTCGGGAATGCTATGTTGAATGATTGGTTTGTTGTGGAAGAGGTTGTATTTGAAATAGTCCCCCACTGAATAATCATTCCAGTGCTAGTATCTTTAAACCACCCATCTCCGGCCAAACTTGCCGTATTGCCAGAAACCGTGGCCAGTGCAGCTTTTACAAATGCGGTGGTCGCAATTTGTGTACTGTTGGAGGCGGGAGCTGCTGTTGGGGCCATAGGCGTACCCGTCAGCGTCGGAGATGCACTTAATACAACACTCCCACTACCTGTAGAAGTTGTAACTCCGGTGCCACCGCGAGCAACGGCAAGTGTGCCTGTTGACACGTTTGCAGCATTCAACGCTGTTAGTTGACTACCGTTGCCACTGAACCCTGTAGTGTCGATTCTTCCACGCTCAACACCACCAACTGTGAAACCAATCACATCGGCTGCTGGGTGGTAGACACCAGTATCTAGGTCAGCTGTCCAAGTGAACGAAGGTGCAGCGGCAGTATCAGCATCAATACCTTGGAAACCACCACCAGTAGTAGAGGTGGCGTTGAATGTTGGAGCATTCAGAGTTCCAGTCATTGTTCCACCAGCTAAAGGTACTTTCGTACTATCGGCAATAGTGATGTTTGTTGTACCGTTAAAACTTACACCGTTAATTGTTCTAGCCGTCGCTAACTGAGTTGCTGTAGCAGCATTACCAGTGATGTTCACACCAGTATATGTACCACTCAAGCGAGCATCAGGTAGGATTCCAGTTGTTAGGTTAGCAGCATTGTTAGCACCAAGTGTTGCTCTTGCTGTAGCAGCATCTTCATCATCTAGAAGTGATTGAATAAATGGAGTTACATTCCCAGAGTGGAAAACTTCAACCCATTCACCCCAAATACCTGCTGTAGTTGTATAACGATTACGAATAAACATCCTTACAACATTAGCACTGGTATTTACAAGACAAATTTGTGATTGTTCTGATGACGACCTACCTGTCATAATAAGTGAACCATAAGATGCACTTACCGGAGTGTTAGCAGTAGTATTTGTGAATGAATAAATCCCATTAACTGCAACAGTGTTGCAATCAGAGACTTGGGGTCCGGCAATAGCTCCAAGACCAAAATCACCAACTCTCAGAAGCCTGCCAGATGTAGCATCTGTACTTGAAGTTGTGGCGTTAGCAACAGCAGCAGTCCCAAGGCCAAGATTTGCGCGCGCGCCTGCGGCCGTCGAGGCTCCCGTACCACCATCTTCAATTGCCAGATCAGTGATACCACTGATTGTCCCACCTGTAATATTGATAGAGCCATCACTTTGAACAGCCAGACTACCAAGACCAAGAGTGTTTCTAGCAGCAGCAGCATCCACATCATCGATCAAACTTCTACCAAAAGCAGAAATATCAGTCGTAGCAGCCGTACCACTACCTGTAAAATAAGGAAGTTTGTTAGCGGCTGAAGTGAGTCCAGAGATAGCAGTGAGGTTAGCATTCAATGTCTGGGCACTGATTGTTGTTCTTACACTTGCTGCATCAGCATCATCTAGAATTGTTCTAGCAAAGGCTGTTAGAGACGTTGTAGAGGCCGCTGTGCCGCTTGTAAAATAAGGAAGTTTGTTAGCGGCTGGGGTAACAGTTTTCAGTGCCTCAGAGGCCGCTGTGGAGGTTGTAAAGGCAACCACCCAATCAAGGGTTGAAGTACCCGGAACAACTCCAGTATTTGTGCGAACACACTTGTAGACAACTCCGTTGTATTGAACATAGCTCTTGTTGATGATATATTCAAGCTCACTATCCCACTCAGCAAAGCCTTTCTGTGTCAGGTAAGCGAGCTGCTTATCTTGTCTGTTTTCAAGCCAGTTCCAGTATTGGCGTGGTGGTACTTCAACCAACCAGCCTTGTGTAATTTTTTCATTAGTTGGAGCAACATAGTCTCCAAGTTCAGCCCACAGGAGTTTCATATCCTGCTTAACATAATCTACCATGTAAACACCTTTTTAAAATATTAATCAACCAAATTCGCCAAGAAACCACCAACAGAGGGATCATTCAGATCACCAGCACCATATGCACCGGGGAAACCTTCTGTTGCAAAAACCCTTGTACTTTGGAATTCTAAGAATTCATAATTAACACCGACCGTTTTTGGGAGTAGGCTTCCTGCACCTTGGAATTCGAATAAAAGGCCTTTTTCAGTTGGCGTTAGAAGTTTCCCAATACCAATTCTCACCTTTGCTGGTTCATATTCGTCAATGAATGCTTGTCCTGCTGAGAATAGGAATTTGAAAGCATTAATTGTATCTTCAGTTGTTGACTTAGTTGTATTCTTGATGATCTTTGCTTTAATCAGAAGACGATATTCCTCATCAGTCGGAACTCTACCACCTGCCTTAGTAACTCCAAGGCTGTAGAATGTCGAACCTGCTTGAGGGTCAGTCAAACTACCAAAACTTCCTGCTTGTGGCTCTGTCAAGAAACCAAAAAATTTAAATTGGTCAGCGGTCAGCAGACCGCGAGGTCTGCCAACAATCTCTCCAATAATGTCAAGCTGAGCGCCTACGGCAGTGTCAATACTACGCAGCTGCATCAAGCCCATCATTTGATCTTGTAGAATTACAGCTTCAGAAATCAAGAGTTGTAGATATCTGTCAAAAATATCTTTATCCTTAAACTGCTCTGTTACTCTAGACCTAGCCTCATCCAAATAGTCAGTTGTGTTGAATGGATTCTGCATATACTCTCCTGACGTTAGGCAAGAGTGATTGTGATATCATCTTGCGATAACGAATAAATTTGATCGTAGTTGATTGGAATGTTTACCATGCCTGTTGGGCTTGCGCTTGTTCCAATTGTCAAACTATTAACTTGGTGTCCAGCAATTGAGTTGATTGGTGTGTAGAGTCTTGTGTAGATAATATCATCACCAACTGAATAGTTGTTTTGGAAGTAGTCTACAAGAGCCTGTTTAATCATTGCTGGGCCAGCACCGGGGAAATTACTATCAGTTGCCAAAGACATACTGATATAAATTCTTACTGGAGTTGGACGTTTAAATGAGACGTTGTGCGATAACCCCTGACTATCAAGAATACTCACTGTTGTATTGCCATAGCTCTTAATCCCCATTGGTTTGTTCTTCCAGATCGCATTACCAATCTCTGTTGTCAAACCACCTAGAACAATCGGCATAAAGCTGTGTGCAGGAATACCTTTAGAATCTACCGTATCCCCATCATTCTCATAAACTACAACTTTTTCCACACCCTCCACAGACGCAATTTCAGAAGAGATGGATTCGATGATATTTGCAGCTTGTGTGAATTTCGTGTTTCTGAAACGTTCTCTAAGCTCAACATCTGTCTCTTCAACCCTTCCGGTTTCCGCCTTCAATGGGTTATAGATGCTATCCCACCCCGATTGAGGAACTGCAATCAGTGTAATCGTATTTGCTTGTTCTTCAATAGGACCAATCTCATCACAAGCCACAACACCAAGTTTCAAAACTTTATTTACTACAAGGTTATTGCTAACTTCAAATGTAACTGTCTGGAAAGGATCAAGTCTTTCAACATATAAGAAAGAATTCTTCATATATGCCTTTACAACTGCACCCGCATTTGCATTAATATATGACATCAACGAGCTGGTAATTTCTTCAGCCGTTGCAGTTGAGTCAGAAGTGATTGTGAATGTTGTGTAGTTAATACCACCATCATTCGAGTATCTGATTGTGTAGGCTGCGCTGTTCTGCACCGTAAGTACAGAAACACCAATACCTGTCGCGCCTGCAAGAGAAAAGTAAACTGGTGAAGTTGGTGTATATGTTTTCTGTGTTGCAGCAGAGCGAGCTTTGGCGAGTGTTCCGACGAAGCTGCCGAAAGAACCTTCAAAGATACACTGTGCAATAGTTGGCCGGCTGCCAAATCTGGAAATTCCTGCTAGAGCAACCATATTATCAAGTGCGATTCCTGACGCGGCAGCGGGGTTGAATGCGTCATACACCTCTTGAGCGGCTTGCCACAAATCAGCTTGTGATGGGGCTAGGACAGAAATCATCCGACCAAGAGCTGTGTTCTCACCTGTATCAACTGTATCTCCGGCTGGAACAACATCACCAAAAATTTGCTCAGCTCTTCTTTTAAGATCGGCAATGATATCTTCCAACCGTTTTACTTCAAAGCCTTCGTTAGAGAGTCCTGCCATTTCAAGCTCCAATATTAATAGTGATAGGGTCTGTGATACCCTCTGAAGTTCTTACAGTGAACGTAACATCTAAAAATCTTGAGGAAACATCAAGTGTACTTTTATATGAAGTTATCTCAATGACCCCTTCATCACTTAAAATTTCTCTCTGAAAGATGGTATCCACTGTTGATTTGTTTTTAATTTTCCCAAAGACCCTTTGGTAATATGGGATTCCAATTGTAGTATCTAGAAAATATTCACCAAGGAAAGTTTGAAGCCTCACTTTCAACCTTTGGGCTACAGAAACTTTCTGTCCAACTGTAACTGGTACATCGCCATTAATGAAAACGATGTCATGAGTATCTTCATCTAGTAAAATGTCCATTCATTATTCTCAATTACAAAGGTGTGCCTGTAGTTCCACTTCCAGTCTGAACGCCTGTATGTCTGTGAGCATTCATATTCACTCCATCTAATGTGTACACTCCGTTTTGAACTAGGTTCCCATTGAATGTGAGATTGCCGTTCCAAACTGAATTCTGAATATTAAATGTTGCTGAAGTGGAATTGATAGTTGCAGATTGTGTGTTGATAGTGACATTTTTATTGTTTGTGTTAATAATCATATCACCACTAGCTTTCAATCTAATCTCGACCTCATTACCTGTGCCGATATTGTGGGCGATAACAGCATCGGACGTATCATGGCTGAATGTTCTTTTAGAACTATTATTAATTGACTTAGAGAAGGGGAACAGGCCGGGAATGGCGATGGCATCCCTCTTGTCAAATTTTCTATAATCTGTCGGCATGGTTGGACTACCATCACCTTGCTTGAAGTTGTCAATACCTCTTTGTGAAAATATACAAAGAACAGTATCTCCTACATTAATCGGGAAGGTGAAGGCGGAAGTCTTTGATGCCGGGAATACCACAGGTACAGATAGAATAGGAGGATGATCTTCTGCGACCATTCCACTATTACCTCTATAAACCGTACTAACTGAGGGCTGTACATCAACCATACTTTCATTCAAACTATTCTTTACCGCCAGAACAATACACGGGATTGCTGTATAGAGTTTAGATGTTTGATATTGAAATGATTGTACAAAAAGTTCTTGTAAGCTCTCCATTATGATAGTTCCTTATCTGTTGGTAATTCACAAAATCCTTCAACATACCAATCGTTATCTCTATAACTTCCGTAATGTCTGGTTGATGTTACTTTGTAAATTCCATTAATTGTGCTGCTCTCAATCTTTATAATTGCTCCGGGCACAATATCTGTATTTAGGAGGGCTTTGAATTGAACACCTGTTTTTCTTGTACTGTCCCCTTTCCTTTTTGTTACAGGAGGTGATACAAAGTAAGGTAGTTCAATTAGCCCTGTATTTTTGTTTAAAACAACAGCAATATTTTTAGTTGTCAGGCCACCATCGTCTGCAACAGACAAGGTATTCTGGTCAACCCTATACTCAAGCCCATATGTCTCTGAAAGCTCTTCTAGCATTTGCTTAGGAGTTCCTGTCAATGGATATCCATAAACCACAGGGTTATTAATATTTGTCCCTGCATAGATTCCTCTAACAACTCCGGGCATTGATTTCCTGACTTCCTCGATAACATCGGCTACTGTTTTACCAGGAGGAACTGTAGACTTCAGTGTTTGGTGGTTAAGGGCAACATATCCCTCCCCAAGTAGGAGTTGGGTGACTTTATCCTCTCCCTGCCTTCTTGTACTTACTTGTACAACTTCTCCATAAACTAGTCTATTAATTCCGAGTTCCTTGTATCCGCAATAGAACTCACATGCGATAAATTCTGTTTGAAGTTTTCTAAGCGTATCTGTTGATAAGTTATAAACTTCAATACTTGCAGAATTGCCATTCTTTTTATTATCTGCATTTTTAGAGACTTCAAACGTGACATTAAGGTTTTCAATTAAAATGCCTTGGCCAGTCTTATAATCTCCAACAATTAGCTTATAGCCTCTGTCACGTTGAAGCATCTTTAATCCTCGTAAATATAATACAGACTGTAATATTGAGACATACGTGTGTAGTCTTTGGACAACACACCATTCTCTTGGGTGTTATGTAATAGGAGAAAATAACCTGTCAGTCCAGAGTCTTCTAAACTATAATCTGCCATCATCGGATAGCTTGCTACAAGTTTATGACCTAGAACTACAGGTGTTTGGTCCTCTTTCCTAATATCCATTCTCCAAGCACTATCTCGATCATTCCACAAGAATGTGAGGATATATCTTTGATTCTCTAGGCCAACCGAGTATGTATAATACACCTCTGGATATGTTGGGAGTTGTAAAATGTTCATTAATCACCTCAATCATTAAGACCTAAAGCACCCTTCAAAGGAGCGATGTCAGTCTTGCCAGATTTCGCATCTGGGGCTTCTCCATCAACCTTGGTTGCAGATACATTCCCTTTATTTGATTTACTGGCAGACTTTTTTGAAAGTTTTTCAACAACATCTGCTGATAATTTTTCTTCTCTCAGTGTTACAAAGGTAACTTGCTCAAGATCAAGAGTGACATCGACAGCATCACCTGTATCAACTGTCTCGTTGATTGATAATGTTGTGACATAACAATTGAATATTGCTTTCTGAATAATATTCCCTTTAAACTCTAGAACAGTGACCAGCTCATTTCCACGCTCAACACTCTTCAAAATCTCCTGAACCTCTTCAACCCAATCAGGTCTTTGTTGATCAGGAACTTCCACTGAGGGTGGTTGACCATCTATAAACTGTGTGACTGTCTCTGGAAGAAACTTTAGAAGGGGGCTTGGCCCCCCTCCAATTACAGGTCCGCCTTCTTGAACATACTCAACTCCATTATCTGCAACTCCACTCTTTGTCCCTTGGATGGGTTGTGAGTTGTAGATTCCACGCTCCGACAAGCCAAAAGATTTCGCTTCCGCTGTAGAGATGAAAGGGCGAGTTGTGTTGAAGTCAGCGTTTGCAATAACTCCAGAGATTGAAAACTTAGGGTTTTCTTTTGAAACGTTGTCTGTTACAACACTACCGTCTTCGATTGGATGACGAGTAACGCTGCTTCTGTAATCTCTTCTGTAAGAAAGCACAGCATCAAACCAGATCAAGTCCCCATTAGACCTTTGAATAGCTACTGTCATTCTTGCCTATTCTCCGTAAACTGCATACCTGCTTTAGTGATTTCACCTTTGAACCATTCAGATACTTGATTCTGATAAACCGAAAGGTCCATAGGATCAAGACTACTACCTGCATTCAATTCGAGATTAATATCACCGAAGTTAAATTGAACATTCTTATTTTGACCTGCTTTGGCAATTGCTTCTACTCTTTCACGAAGCTGCTCACCCGTGAGGCCTTGATTCTCTCTAGCAATCTTAGGAAGAATTTCATGACCAGATTGGGCATACTCTCTCATAGCTCTGTTGCGATCCATGTTACTAATGTCATTGATCACTCCAAACGATGCTTTAAACGACGAGAATGCAGCGTCGTTGATTGAATCCAACGCACCCTTCCAATCACCATCTTTCATTTTCAAAATCGTCTCTAGAAGCTTTCCAATGGCGTCTGTCATGTTTGTCATGCGGTTGATGACAATATCAGCTCCACCGGAATCAGAAAACCATCCAAACAACTGCTTCCATCCGTCGAAAGACATCTTACCAACCTCAATTAGGTTGTTGACTAGTGCCTTCATAGACTCAGCAAGTTTCGAAAATGACTCTTGTGTGGCAGGGTCTAGTGACTCAAACAAGTCTTTAAATAAGCTATCCTCACCATTCGACCAACGAGATAGATCATCAAACACCATTGAAAGTGCTGTAGCTACCAGTACAAGTTTACCAAATGGTAATAGGGCAACTCCAACTGCTCCTGCAATCATTGCAAGGGCTTCTTTTGATATCCCAATAGTGTCTGCTAGGTAGTCGAAACCTCTTCCAAGCGTTTTAATGCCTCCAAGCACACCCTGAATAATATAAGAGATTCTTTCGAACATCTTCCCAAGGGTTACTCCCGAATCATTAACATCTCCGAGAGCATCGGCCAGAGCCTTCCAGATTCTAACGAAGCCACCTTCGAGACCATTCTTACCAGCAACTTCTACAAGAGTAGAAAACTGGTTATTAAATCTTTCTTGTTGTGCAGCCGAGGATTGCATGGCTTTTTCCAAAGCCCCACCCTCTCTAGCTCGCTTGGACATAATCTTAGCAAACTCAACAAGGTACTCACTGCTTACCTTGCCTTCCTGCATCATCTTCATCAATTCTTTAGAAGTGACTGTACGACCTTCCTTATTGCTAACAGCTTCAGCCATCATACCAACAACCGCTGGCATACGATCACCAAGCTGCATTTTAAGTTCTTCAGCCATGACTTGCTCTTTGTTCATCATCTGTTCGATGGCTCTCAAAGAACCTTTCATATCATCACCACTCAAGCCCATTACTCGGCCATATTCAGTGGTTGATCTGAAGATTTGTTCTACGTCGGTTTGTGCCATCCCGGCAGTTTTACCAGACGCAATCATTCTAGCAAAAGGTGAAGCTGTTTCTTTCCAAGAGAAACCAACTTCATTGGCCATGCTCTTCAAACGTTGTAGGGCTTCTTCACCAGCCTTCTCACTGCCAGTTACAGCAGTAAGGGCCATTTTCTGTCCCATAATTTCTTGGTTGAGTCTATTGGCTTGGACAAGAGCATAACCTGCTCCTACACCGGGCAGGAAGGCCGATAGGGAAGACATTCCAGCTCCAATGGCCCCACCTACAGCTCCGCTGGACAAAATGCCATTAGAGGGCCTTCCAACGCGATTACGGTGGAGTGCTGCTCTCTCCATAGCTTGAGCTTTTATAACGGCAGCTTCTCTTACAGCAGCGGCTTTTTTCTCACCAGCTTCTTTAATAGCTGCTGTTCGTTTAGCAATTGCCTCAATTCTTCTGTTTGAATTCTCTTCTCGTTTCGCAGCGGCTTCGGCTCTCTCAGCAGCTCTAACTCTAGCCTTCTCAATCCTTGAAGCTTCCCTCGCATATTCCTGCTGGGCTTTTTTCAGATATTGAGCACGTTGCTTCTCATCCGCAATAGCTTTAGCTGCCTGTTCGGCCCTCTCTTTAGCCATTCTATTTTCAGCAAATGCTAGATTACCAAATCTTCCAGCCGCCGCTACGTTCGTGTTTGAAGAAAGTCTTGCACGGATTGCTTCTTTTAGTTGATAAAAATCTCTACGGTTATCACCAACCGATGCACTCCGCTGCTTTGCAGATTTCTCAACCTGAGAGAGTCTACCAAAACCTGTTTTCTTTTCATAAGCGTTTCCAAGACTTTGTGCTTGCTTCTGGAAGCGAGCCGTAAGTCTTGCTTGGTTTTCTAGTTTCTTAAAATATCTTTCTGAAATCTCAGAGGCTTTCTTTCCAACCTCTGCTTGTTTCCAAAATGCTTCAGTAGTTTTTTCAACTTCAGCTCTTTGTTTACCAATCTCTTTTGTGCCTTTAGAAATTGACTTAGCGAGAGAACGGGTTACATTCTTAGAAGCTTTGTTCGCTGTAACTTCAAAGTTATGGAGGCCTCTTTCAAGGTCCGCAAGCTTCTTATCAAGTTGAGTGAGCTTGCTTATATCCGCCTTGATACCAATCTCTGCGAAAAAATCAGCAATTTTGTTCGACATTTAATCACCTGTTATTGTTTAGCTTGGTCAGCGATTCGCTTACTCACAACTTCTATTGTCTCATTAACATCAATCATCTCAAGCATATCCATTACATCTTCAACGTCATAAACTGTCTGAAGTTCATTATAAGTTGCTAATTTTAATGGATTTGAAAGAATAGTGTATATTCTAAAGTCAACACTGAACTTGTTTTCAATATCTTTTAGCTCTGTCGGTCCAGAGTGATTAGAGTGTTCAGGAGCACTTACCCCTGAACTTCCTCTCCGATACCGACCATCGTAAAAACCGATCCGTAGTTGAACTCTACGATTTCTTTAGTAAGTTTGAACAGTTTTTCATACTCACCAGCAAACTCATAGTCAAAGTTGATTGTCATCTTATTCTTAGTTGCTGATGTGCATAGTTCTTTTACCAGCACTTCAATCTCAACCTGATCAAGATTCTCAATGAGTTTTTCAATAGCCTGAGAGACGCCACCCTCAGATTTAGTCAGCTCGCCAAATGCAGGGCCAACAAGCTTAGTGATTTGCTTGAGAAGTTTAAGACCTTTAGTTGCTGGAATAGTTTGAAGCAAATAAACGTCACCACCAATAACGACTTCTTTTTGTTTAAGAGCCATAATTACCTCCGAAATTAATTAAAAAATGATCCGACACTATCAACAGCGTCCGAAGCGATGCCAGAGATATTGTCTACGACTTTACCTAGGCCTTCCCCGATTGTATTGAAGATGTCTGGGAGTTGTTTTGCGTTACCACCAACTGTTGTAGTGGTTTCTAGCATTTGGATAGTCCACACACGATTTGAGAAATCATTTGTGAATGTAAGCTGAGGGAGACTTGAAACATAAGCCTCAGAGGAAGAAATCTCAGTACGTCCAGAATTATCTTTCAGTGAGATTTGAAGGCGAGAGGATTGCGTAGACTGGTCAGCAACAAGTAGTTGAGAGAAAACATCGTTGCTTGTTGATGTCTGTAGAAGTTCAAGTGTGATTACCGCACTTGTGTCTAGATTTTGTACCCGAGTATTACGTCCCCTGATACCTTTTACCATCTTGAATGTCTCTGAATTCCACGATACCTGAATACTTGAAATTCCTGTGATAACGTATCCGCAAACTGTGAGAACAACTTCCGATGGTGAGTATGTTAATGTGGCCATTTAGATAATCCCGAAGTTTTTCAGGAGAGGCAACATGCTTGTTCCTAATGACAAGGCTTGTTCCATCATTGACTGAGGAACGTTACCACCAACGTGAAGTGTGGCTTGTGTGCATCCTAGAACCCAAGTTCTAGATTCAATTCCATTACTGAATGACACATTTGGAATATCTTCAATCCACGAGGTTAGTGCTAGGAAGTTTGTTGTACCCCTTCCATCTTTAATGAAAAGTGGAAATTTACCAATCTGTGTGGCAACATCGATGTTGTACAATGATGATAGAAAGTCATTGGCTCCACTAGACTGTGCTAGTGTAAGTTCAACTTTAAAGCTTTCATCCTTTCTATAAATTCTTGCAACTTCTCCATCCATAGATTTCATGACAGAGAATGGCTTAATATCTTTGATTATATTGACAAATGTTCCATCAACATAACCTTCAACTTGATAAAACCCAGCGATAGTAACCGACACATCTTTTGGTGAATAGTGAACTAGGCTCATACTATCTCCTAAAATTAAGGGGCGTTTCCGCCCCTATGTGTATCAAGTCCAGCGAGAATCAACAGTTACGCCAAGAGCTTCCAGAGTGGCTTGATCGTCAGCGCTAAGCTTAGAGTTACCACCAATGTAAGTTTCTAGACGGACAGCATGGATAACCCATTCACGAAGTTGCATAGAGTTACCAAATGCACTGTTAGGTACAACCGCAATATATGCTTCTTCAGCGAAGAAGTTTGAACGGCCAGAGTTGTCTTTAACTGTGATAGAGAAAAGTCCACTGCTGTCACGGGTGTTCTTATCATTCACATAAAGTTGTGTAAGAACGTCGTTACTGTTTGAAGTTTGTTGCAGCGGAACAGTGAGTGTTGCTGAAGTGTTTGCTTTGTAGATACGGGTATTAGTATCGTCAGCACCAGTGTAGAGTTCAAAGGTGTCACTATTTCTTTCAATGGAGATAATACTGTCTTCACTGAAACCCGAAAGGATGTGACTGATACCAGTGCTCTCTTGTGTCAGAATGATAGTTACGTCATTCGGTGCAAAAGTGGCAAGTCTTTGTGTCATTTCATTTTTCCTGTAAAAGAAGCCCTCCGAAGAGGGCTAAAAGTTGAACTAGAGTTGACTTAAACAGTCACAGTGCCTCTAATCTTGACCTTGTGGATTGCACCGGCCAGACGGGCTTCAAATGTGATACCTTCAAACACGCGAGATGCTCTTAGGTTTGGCTCAAGCTCAAGTACGTTAGGAACGAAGACTTGATACTGTGGTGCTGGAGCAATACCACCAACACGAACACCTTCGGCCAACTGAGCACGAATCTCAGCTTCGATGATTGTTGCACCTGCTTGTGTGTAAGGGATTTTCTTACTGTTAGCAAGACGGAACCAAATTCTCTCGGTCATACGAGCTTCTAGCCAAAGAGCAAATACCATCACATCGATAAATTCACCGCCAATCATTCTTCCAGAAGTGGTAGCGCGAGCGCCTCCAATCTCTTCAAATGTAATGACGTATTTATTTTCGAGGTTAGCAGTTGCAGTACCACCGAGCTTACTCACAGTGACACCAGTCAGGTCTTTATAGGCCCAAGTATTGCTTCCCGGTTGTTCTTGAAGTTGGTATGCCATAAGAGCACATTCTGGGTATTCAGAATCGGCATTTTCAGAGAACATCACAAAAGTCTTGTCATAGCCAAGTGCCTTAAGTTTAGAAGCTAGGTCTGTGTCTACAGAGGTCTTTGTGGCTGCATCTTGTGTTGAGACACCGTAGATTTTCTTACGGGCTTCGATTGCGGCGGCAAGCGCAAGAACATCTGCCTCGATGTGAGTCTCTGTGGTCAGGCCAAACCAATTGCTATTTTCAGCTTCTACAGCTTGAAGAGCCTCTACCCAAGTTTCAGTAGAAGGTGCAGCAGAACTTTGAAGTCCATCCCCAACTTTAAGCGACCAATCTACTGTCGAAGCTACTGTAAGAGTTCCGTCTAGGTTATCTGTTACAGTTACGCCTTGGTGCGGACTAACATCATAGGAGGCTTTGAGACCGGCCGCGATAGCTGTGGAGGTTGCAACAGCTTCTGATGTATAAGTGTAAGGTGTGTCGCTGATTGTCATAGAATATTGTGTAGTATTCTGGACAGAGGTTACAGACACAGTAAATTGTGCAATTTGTCTACGTCCAATAACGATTTGGCTTGGTCTTAGTTCCTGACCAAACATGCGTTGAGCGGCAGTATAGACACTACTTGTTGGACCAAAATCCTCACCGAGTGCTTCGATGCTGGTGTAAACTCTTGCTCTTTCTTTAAAGTTTGCGTGTGTTCCGATGAACAGAGGTGTGTTGAAACCAGCACGCGAAACAGGGGTTGTTTCACGAGAGATTTGAACCTCAATGATATCTGTCAAGGTTGTCATTTATAATCCTCAAGGAATATTGATTGTTTGTTGGAAGGTTTGATAGTCGCCAAGAATCTCAACACTGTCGATAACATCGACATTTTGATAAGACTCGACTTGATATCCAAAATAAAGATCGATCTGGTAAAACATGTACCAGTCTGTTTCTCTTTTCTTTGGTACTTTTCTAACACTACTCTTCCGCATATATGAAAGAGCATTTTTTAAGAAAACTTCTTGTACTGGTGTCGTGTCAATTTTATAGAAGAAGTCATTAGCCAAATCCGCTGCTCTAAAATCATCAGATTTACCAGCAAATTCGATTCGTACTCGACAGGTGTAATGGGAAGCAACTTGCTGATTACCTGTCATATCGGTAAACGATGAGACGTATTCTTGGCCTTCCTGTTTAACACTCCCAATATCAAAGATAACGTATGGTGTTACTGGTTCAGGTCCATTACTGTATGCTTGAATTATCTGGTTTGATGGAAAAACCAGCGCCAGACTGTCATAAAGTTTTTCTCGGAGGTCACTATAAATGCTCATGTAATCTCCTTCCTAACAGCAATGGCTTTGAAGTGATTAAGAATCCCCATCTTATATTCAGACACTTTTCTCACCTCAAACAACTTCCCATCCCAAGAAATAATATCGCCCTCTCTTGGAGAACTTCCTTCTAGTCTCTGATAAAGCGGAGAAGTTGTATAAACTTTAATTGCCTCTTTGCTTCTTTCCGCCTCTGGGAGGATCATTGTATCTGTACTCTTCAAAACAGGCTGGATATTAGCTTTAATTTGCAAAGACTCTGGAGAATCTGCTGTCCAAACGCCTTTAATCCAAGAACCACCAGCAATTCTTGAAACGGTAACTTCTACAACCCCATTCAGAGGGAGTAGCAGTGGAGGTGAAATACTCATACTTCTCTCCCGTTAACTTTAGCTTTAACACCATCAACCAATGTTCCACTCTCAACAAGAGGATCAGAAGAGCTTGAACCCCTTGAGTCCCTCATCTCCTTGGTGGCATCAGTGATATAATTGTTTGGGCCTGTGTAGTTGATTATGCTCTCGCGCAATTGTGCTACAACAATGTCTGCTAAAGCTTCCATCTTTTGCTCTGGAGACATCTTGCCTTGCAGAACATACCTTTGATACTTCTTAATTGCAGCTCTGATCTGCCGGATATTTTCAGAATCGGTTACGGCCATCTCAAAGAATGGACGTGGTGGAGTTGAAGTTCCTTCAAATAGGCCCCCGTTGTCATGCCCATTCTCAACAAGCATTGCAACTTCAGCAACACTCTCAGCACCACGAGGGTTTGCATAGGTATCCTCTTCAAAGAATCCCCACTCAATCTTTCCACCGTTCATTTTTCTAAGATCGGCAATAAGCTTCTTCAACCCGTGTGTGTTGCTTTTAACTTTCATCAGAAGATTCCGCCCCTGTCTTCGTCATAAACCCTAGTCCCTTCAGAGAATCCTCTGTAAATTCTTGGAGATGGGTTGTCAGGATTTGCATCATTCTCTTTCATATCTTTCTTAGAAATCCCACCCGCATAAACTTGAGCGCGGTCAAGTAGCATCTGAGGATTTCTGAGAAGCTCTACAAGGAAATCTTTGTAGTTCTTAAACATCTCAGCACCATAAACTTCGATGTCACCTGTACGTTGACGAGAATATCGCGCTAGGCTTCCAAGAATATATCTAGCTGCTTCTAGGGCGGCAGCGGTTTCGCTATTACTGTGTTTATCAAGTAGATATTGGTAAGTTTCATCAGAAAGATACTCAATCTCCACCATCGTATCACCAACAATAAGTCTAAGTCTGTCGGTTGCACTATATGCAGGATTGTTTGTAAAGCTCATTATATTCTCCTTTCTTTTAAAGGAATTCTCAAAGAAAACCCCTTTAAAAGAAAGGAGCCTCCGAAGAGGCTCCATTTCAATTAGGCAGTGAAGCCACGAACAACTAGCTGAGGACGAGTCAGCATGTTGATGAAGTTTGTTTCAGTTTCAATTTCGATCTTCTCACCTTTTGGATCGGTGTATTCGAAAGCGTAAACTTCTTCACCAACAGTGTTAGTGAATTCAAACTTGTTGGCTGGGCCGTAGTATGTAACGAATAGATCGCTAATACCAGTTGGAACAAACACAGCATCACCGGCTGGGATCAGACGGTTGCCGTTGTAGTTGCCACGGTATTCAACAAACTTAACACCACCGTGGAAGAACTCACGATACATGGTGCTTGGTCCGCCAGCGCGTTGACGCAGAGGCTCTTGAGTCGAAGCGTAGAACTGGTAAGCTGCTTTAATGCTCTCGTGAGAGATAAGCTTGCTGAAGAACTCAGGCGAGCAGAGAGCCATAACGCCGCTGGCGCTGCCACCCATACCAGCGTTGTCCTGCACATGGGCGATAACTTCTTCCAGTTTCTCAAGGATGTTGGTAGAAGTTGTTCCAAGAGCAAAGTCAACAACTTTCTGAGTAACGCCGAAAGACGAGAACCAGTTGATGTTAACAGTTCCGTTTGGAGCGTACACAGTACCAGCAGTCAGAGCTTGGCAACGAGCAGCTTCCAGAGTCCAAGCGTGGGACATACGGATACGTTCAAGTTTACGGGCACGAACAGCAGCCAGAGTTTCGGCAGCATCGTTAGGACCGTAAGCGCGCTTCCCTTGGATATCACTTGGGGTGATATAATCAGCGAATGGGAAGTGCGGAATAGCGAACGAGTGCAGTTCACGAACGCTGTCTTTGTTCTGATAAGCACGCTCACCACGAACGCGGTCAAGGATCAGAGTAGCATCACGGCTCGACTTCTCGATAGTGATAGTGTGCTCAGCAACACCTTCGCTGCTGAATAGACCCATTGCGTTGACCAGACCCCATTGGTTCGGAATGGTCAGGATTTCTTGGGTGAAATCTGTAAGTTCAAACTGACCGTTAGGACCAAAAGAACGTGTAATAGCCATTAATTATTTCTCCGATTAAGTTAGTATTAAAGAGTCTTCTCGACGATCATGCCTTTACCTTTAAGAACTGCATGAACAGCATCTTTTTCGGCAGAAGCATCAACGTCAGCACCATAAGAAAGATTGAAATCTTTCAGGATTACAGGGCCACGAGCCAGAACTAGCAGCTTGTGAACGCCCGGAGCGAGGTCTTTAACACGCTCATCAATCAGGACGTAAGAAGTATTTGCTGTAGTTGCTACAGTAACAAGAGTGCCAGCGTCGTCTAGAACAGCACCAAGTTTCATGCCAGCAACAACGGTAACGTCAACCACTTCACGGCAGTAGCCCATTGCTGGCTCATATTCGTGGGCGATGACAGAAGATAGACGTTGGATGTCAGTTGCGATAAGTGTCATATTTGAATTTCTCCAATTAGCTAATTAGGATTACTTGTTGTATTTTGCTTTTAGAATCTTTGCTGTATCACTTAGAGAGTCTTCGTCGCCTTGTTCGGCAACACCCAATTCAGTAAACAGTTCAGAGTTTTCGAGGGCTTTTGCTTTTTTATCCAGAGATGCAACTACAGTTTCAAAAGCAGCATCTTCTAGAGTCTCTAGGGAAGCCATCAAAGCCTCCGCTTCTTCTGCTGAAACAACAGAAAGCAGTTTACCTTTGCGAGCATCCGCTTTAGCCTGTGCAGCAGCAAGCTCAGCATCAAGACGAGCTTGTTCGGCGTCGGCTTCAATTTGAGCAAGAGTTTCTTTAGCTTTTGTAAGTTCTACTTCTAGTGAAGTTTTAGCTTCAATAGCAGCTGTCAGTTGAGCACTTACATCGGCAAATTCGGCAGTCAGTGTTGCGTGAGCTGCTTGAAGTTCCACGAGTTCTTGCATTTTTGCAGTATCCTCTTTGTTTGATTTTAGAAAACGAGCGGTAAGCATTTTAGAGTCAGTCTCCACACTTGCTACAGTCGATAGGTACGAATAAAATTCTTCAACTTCCATAACCTTATCTGCAAGGCCGAGTTGAATTGCTTTATCAGCTAGGAATGTTTTAGCTTCTGTGTTCTTAACACGTTCAGCATCCATCCCTCTCATTTGAGCAACATGGGAAACAAAATCCCCATAAAGCATATTTACCTTCTCTTGAAGGTCTTCCAAAAACTCTTCAGCAAATTCACCATCTGAGTTAAAAGGAATCTTTGATTTACCGGCATAAACATAGGTATCTTCAACACCCATATTTTTCATGGCTTTGTTGGCATTTCTAAGCCTCACAACCACACCGATACTTCCAACTTCTGCCGATGGATTCATTACAATCTCATCTGAAATAGAAGACAGTGCATACGCAGCAGAAGCAGCCATACCATCAACGTATGTGATGATCTTTGCTCCATGTGCATCTGCCATTGAGCGTAGGCGTTTCGCTGTCTCGAATACTGCGTAAGCCTCTCCACCGGGGCTGTCAGTGTCCAAAACGATTGTCTTGGCGCCTTGCTCAAGGAGAGTTTCAAAATCTGCTAGAAGACTTTGATAACTTGTTGGAGCTTCACCACACATAGGCTGATAGTGAAGATATGTGAGTGGGCCTTGAAGCTCAACAATTCCAACTTTTGTGTCTGAATTGTAAGTTAGTTGTCTTTCAGAGTTTTTAGCTTTGTTATCCAAAGCCATCTGGAAATTTTCTGAATTTCTAGTGTCGAAGAAAGCAGCCACTCTATCAAAAGCGGCTGCTTCCATCATCTGAGGACTACCAACAACTTTGTCCGCTAGGCGGACTAGGGAGTGGGATTTGATCATGTGTTCCTCTTAATTATCCATATTACTTACCGATGTGTCAGAGTCAGCAGCACTATTTGATGTACCATTTCCACCACCTTTAGACATTCCGTCACCGGAACGACTTCTGTTGTTTGGAAGAAGCTTCTCATCAATAGGCTTGTCCTTATCATAAGGAGTTGCTCCAAAACCACGTTCACGGATAATGTTGGCAATCTCTCTATCAAACTCGATAGCATTAACAGAGAATACACGTTGAACCAACTTACCGAACTCATCAATATCTTCTTCGTCAAGATCACTATAAACAAACTTTGGATACTCTTCATCATCCCAACCATTAAGTGCAAAGGTTTGTGGAATCAGGTCTTTATTCAAAGTATCTGCAATCTCTCTAAGACGAGCTTCAATCGCCATCGCCATAATAGAAGTTTTACTACCTGCCAGAGCAAAACTACCAACCTGATCTTGACCAAGCTTTAGGAAGTCTGCAAACAAAGCAGTTAGGATTTTGTAGTCATATCGCTTGATAATCTCTGATGTGTCATACTGACGACCAGAAGCAACAGACAAGAGTTCAAACTGGAACAGTGGTTGCCTCGACTCTGGGTCATAGGCGTTTGGTAGAACAATACCAGATTGCTCATTTCGTTCTAGATTACGAACCATGTTTTTATAATATTCATAGATCGCTTTCTGTTCTGGAGTTGCATCAGGAGACATATAAATTGGCGGAATCTTAACGATTGGAGTACCAACCATGTTACGCACAATACCGATTGCTTCCTGTTCTTCAATAGTCGTTCTATATTTCCAAGAGATATAGCAACTCTTCAGTAGAGAATTACCTTCTGGGTTGTCCCTTTCAGGATTAACTCTGAACAACATGAATTTGTTTCTAGGAATCTTGATCTTGCTTCCATGTTTCTGAGAAAGAGCGTTATACCTTCCATAGTGAATTACTGTTGAAAGGTCTTGCTCCACTGCAAGAAGCTCTCTGCCATCGTCAGAGAATTCCCAACCAGAGATAGTGTCTTGCGATCTAATAGGAAGTTTTTTCCATCCGATGAGCCCGTCATCGTATTTACTCCCTTTTGATCTGTATCTTTTTCTATAAACTTTCTCTTGCACAGAGAAACCATAGGTGTATGATGATGAAACGTCTTGAATAAATTCTGACCAAGTGTGGTCCATATCATTCATACACTGTTCAATAAACTTTGCTTTATTTTGTTGTTCAGGATTTGCGTTCTTTGGAGGTTCTACTTTCCAATCAATCCTAGACAACATCATTTTAAACAGATTAATTGCAGAAGAGATTGTTGCATCTTTTTGCATATTCTTGTAAGTTTTTATAACTGCTGGCCAACGTAGCTCAAGCTTACTTTCTTCAAGAATTTGTTTATTGCTAATCTTCAGTCCAGTGGTGCCAACCTCACCAAGTTTAATTCTTGGAGCTGTTGAATCACCGGGAGCAAGATTCGTTGTTTCCGTATCAGTCATTACAGCTCCTAGATATTAAATTGATTTTTTCGTGACATATCTGGAAGAACAAAGTTTGATGGAATTTGAGCAGATTGAGCTAGATGCTTGAATGCGTCAGACGTGGCATCCACTTGGTCATCTTTAACTTTTCTGCTTCCGTCGAAGTTTTCTAGTTCGTCAACATACTCATCATTCCACGCACCTCTCACCATTTGAACGTGGCGGGCTTCTGCTACGGCAGCAAAAGGAGAGAATCTCAAAACCTTAGACTGCGATGCTTGGAATATGCGAGCATAGAAGCCACGCTCTGCCAGCTCTTTCACAATAGATTGTGCATATGCTTTACCAGCAGCGCCAGGGTCACAAGGGATGATGATGTCTGTCTCTTGACCGTCATGGATAGCTGTTTGAATAATCTGCTCAATCACGCCATGTGCTCTGTCTCGAAATCTCACAACATCCTCAATACAGTATTTACCATATCTGTCACGAGACATTAGGACTCCAGCCGTCCAGTCAGGATCACGGTTTGATTCTGATGGAATGCTTCCACTAATGTCCCAAGCTCTAACGCGCTTCATGACAACTAGTGGCCGAACTGGTACAACCTCTAACCACTCACCTTTGAAATATCCGGCTGCTTCTTCTTTAGCATACCAAGAGCCTTCAAGGAGACGCATCTTTTCAACACGCTTCAATCCAAGCAGGAACGCCAAGTATTTTGGGTTCTTTTGAATACCAATCGGATTGTCATAGATGTTTGCACTGATGAAAGTGATTGTCAGGATGTGTTCATCTTTCAAGTGAGGGCATTTAGCGAGCAGCTCTTCTTTTGTCATAGCAAAGAGAGGCTTACCACCATCGTTAGTGAAGTAACGAATAACCCCATCTCTCTCAGGGAGAGGTACGCCAGTCTCAGGGTCTAGATGCCATTCAACCCAATTTCTCAAAAACGAGTTATACAGAGGGTTACAAGTCATCACAAGCTGACTACTCATTTTTGCTTTAGAACGAAGACGTGACATCAAATAAAGTACACTAACTTCGTGTTGGTGTTGAGCTTCGTCAAATACTACAAGTGAGTATTGACCACCGTCAAAGTTATATCTATCTTCTGGACGATCTAAACCAGCAAAAGAAATTACAGCTCCACTTGGAAAAGTTGCTGATAACTTCTGTTCATGGAAGTTAGGCTTAAATGGTTTATACATCTGCTTTGCTTCATCAAACAAACCACCAGACTGTGTAAGTTGTGTGCGAGTTTGACGAATAAATACTGCACGGAAGTGCGGGTCATTAATTTGACCAAGCGCTTTAAGTAGGGCACAGTGTGATTTACCACAACCTGCACCTCCACCATAAATGATAATATCTGCCTTGCAAGTAAGGAACATTTGTTGCTTTGCAGAGGCAGGTCCGTATATATTTGACATACTACCTCCTAATTGATTCTATTGAAGAGGCTGTTTCCAACCTCTTCTAACAATCAACTAATATCTTTATAAGGATTTATTTCGAAGGTGAATCCCTTGAAATAGTCAATCTTATCTTTCTCAACCGCTGTCTCATGCTCTAGCTTGATCTTGTTGCCAAGCTGGATCACCAAAGCCCTGTCAGACGTTCCATAACGAGCGACAAGGTAGAACTGGTAGCGTGGTAGCCATTTACTGCTTTCTCTTCGTGGGGAGGCTTTTAGGAGCTGCCAGCCTGTGTTTCTGAAGTCATCTCTGACAACATCCTGTCCACCAATCTTTGTGAAGTGGTATTCCCTAACATCACAGCCTAGGACATAGCGTTTGAAGTTGTTGAACGGGTTACGAACAGCTAACCACCAGAATCTATTTTTCCAGAGACGACTATCTGCTCCGAAGCAATTAGCATCCCACCAACCACGATGATCGCCTGTGCTACTGTCTTCGATGTTATCCCAAGGCCAGAACACTTTAGGAAATTTTTCTCGAATCCAGTAGCGGTTTGTATTATACTGAGTGAAACGTTGCTTACTGTCTTCTTCAAACTTACCGAACAATAGCATCACAGGTACAATAAAAATTCCTGTAATCATCCCAATAAGCTGGATAAGGAAGAAAACTGTCCAGCTAAAAAGTGCAATAAAAATGTCTTTCAAAACACAGTCTCCAAAATAATTGCCCCGCTAGGACGGGTGGGCCACCGGGAGGAATAAGCCTAGCTCAAATTTAAATTATTTCTGCTTTTGCTTAAACTTAACGCCAACCTGCCACTTACTGAGTGTTACGATTTCTTTAAAACTTTTAGCTTGATTAGCCTTAAAAGTTTTAATGTCTTGCTCTGTAAGTTTATAATCTTCTTTATCAACTTGTTTAAACATATTCTCTCCTATCATGTTTTAAATTTGGAGGCGAGTAAAGGAATCGAACCCTCACCTGTTCATCACAAGTGGCCGGGGGTTCAAGCCCCGTTTGTACCCTTTGTAGCTACTCGCCTAATTTCGTGGTCTTCCATTGCCCTTATTTAAAGAGCGGAATGTTGGTGTGAGTGCATGGCAGTTTGGACAAAGAAGTCTAAGGTTTTCCTCAGAATTATTTGTATGATTACCGTCGATGTGGTCTATCTCAAGAGGGATTCTTCCAGTAAAGAGATTTACAGAATTCCAACCACAACTTGAACACTTATTTTCATATTTAATGAATAAATATTTCCTAATGTGTGCGCTTATTGAAGTTTTCCCACGCATCCCTGTCTCTAAACCAGATTTCCATTTTTCGATATAGTCTAAATATTTCTTCTCTGCTGCAACAAGACTCTTAGCTCGTTGTAAGATAGAGTCATGTCTCCTACTCAATACTCACTCTCCTATGTTGCCGCACCTTTGTAACTTGGCAGTGTATGAAGGATTCGAACCTTCGGGGCTGTTACACCCTACGGTTTAGCAAACCGCTACCTTCGGCCAGCTCGGTCAATACACTATTTAAATTTGGTGAGTCGCCTTGGAATCGAACCAAGTTAAGTCAGGTTAAAAGCCTGATGCCTAGCGCCGGTCGGCCAACAACTCATATTTGGTGCCCTCAGAGAGACTCGAACTCTCAGAACCTTGTTTCTAAGACAAGTATGTATACCAAATTCCATCACAAGGGCAAATTGGCGGCGCATTTGTAAATGATGCCAGTGCTAGCAACATCACACCAACCTACCTCGCTAGCAGGCAGTCTAGTACGCCATAAAATTGGTGATATATTATCTTGGTGGATGAAGGAAGGAATTGAACCTCTAGCCAAGGGCGGGCGGGTTACAGCCGCCTGATAGTAGCCATCTATCTCTACAACATCCGTTAATTGGTCTAGATGGGTGGGATCGAACCACCGGCCTTCGGTTTCCAAAACCGACCGTCTACCGCTGACAATACACCTAGATAAAATTGGCTGGCAATCTGCGATTCGAACGCAGCACATCGTGATTAACAGTCACGCCCCACCACCTAGGTCGGTTATTGCCAATAAATTAGTTACTCCGTAATGAGGAATTTGAGCATTGTTAAGAGGCTTCTCATATTCCGAAGATTTTGGTGAGCTAGCAATCACCTTCTGTTTGGTAGCAAGTGTGGGTAACGATCCCACCTAAACCAGCTTATGAGACTGGTGACATCACCTGACAGTCGAACTTGCTATTTAAAATTGGTAGCCAGAGTTGGGAACGATCCAACTTCTTTCGCTTATCAGGCGAATGTAATACCTTTATACTATCCGGCTAAATGGTACGGCGTGCCATATAGGCGTTACCGATAGTACCATAAAATTTGGCGCTGCCATTGCTCTAGAGAGAGCAGGCTTTCCATTCACCCTTTGCACCACAACAGCTTTTAACTGAGAGATTGTGGAAACTAGATAGCAGCATAATTTGGTGGCTCCCGATGGTAACGATCCATCCTCTCTTGCTTTTCAAACAAGTGCATAATCCGTCTCAGCTAGAGAGCCGTAATTGGCGAGTATAACGGGAGTCGAACCCGCAACGAGCACATAGACAGTGTGCCTTCCTTCCCAGAGGAATCCATACCCATTATTTAGGAATGTTTGTCCAATCTTGGCCATTAATACTTTTATTAAAGTATTTAACTTTTCTCAGTAACGCGAGGAAATCATCTCTCAACTCAAGCGGAACCATATTTACAAAGATTTTACAATCATCCAAAAATTTACGAAAAACCACCTTATTTTTAGTGGTTAAAGGTGGTCTGAGAGTATAAGAAATGGCAAACCTCTTACTGCCATCTGCACATTTACAATTGTTAGGTCTTTCACAACCAAGACAATAATACTTTGTGATACTCATAAGACCTCCTATCTTATTTGGTGCGGGTGCTCGGATTCGAACCGAGGTCTTCTGGGTGGAAGCCAGACATAATAACCAAGCTATACAACACACGCGAATAATTTGAACATGCTGGGAATCGAACCCAGATTACCATTAGCACGGAATCGAACCGTGTCTTCGGCCTGCGCAAAACCGTACACCAAGTATCATGCTCAAAATTGGTGCCCCATCACAGAATCGAACTGCGTTCACGGCGTTACAAAGGCCGGGTAATACCAATATACGAAAAGGGCAAATAAACTAAATTTGGTTGGAGCCAGAGATTCGAACTCTCCTTCCGAGGTCACAACCCAGCGTGCTATCCGCTAACACTAAACTCCACACTGTTTGGCGCTCCCTGCTGGACTCGAACCAGCAACATTCCGCTTAGAAGGCGGAAAGTCTATCCAATTGACCTAAGAGAGCAACTTTTCTGATTTACTTTATAAGTATATCATAGCTTTTCTTAGTGTCAATAGGTTTTCTTGAAAATAAATAAAAATCTTTAAATAAAATAAAAACCCTGTGAGCAGTTGGTTTACTCACAGGGAGTCTTCGAACTAGGCAAAGCCGAAGATACCAAGCCGAGGCTTGATTCTGTTACAGTGTACTCTAGCTTCTCAGCGTTGCACCGGAGCCAATACACAGGAATGCTTTTACTCTGCTTTCGGTGCGTCGGTAGGAACGATATTTGTAAAATCAATGATTGGGGCTTTTGGGATGCTCTCATCATCTTCTTCGTCAACCTTCTGCTTAGCTGGAGCTTCAAGCATTTGATAAATTTCTTTGTATTCCGACAAAATAGTTTTAGCAGCTTGCATTTGTACCGTCGCAGGCGTACTATCTGCCTGCATCAATTCAACCATTTTCTCTACTGCCTCTGGGAGGCTCTTCTCAAGTTTTTTAAGAAGTGCGCGTAGTTTGGTGTTTGGTGTACCGCGCCTGATCTGCTCTACTTTGGATGGTCGGCCATTTGGGTTGCCTGACTGGCCCTGAACGAATGGCATAATCAATCCTTTAAAAGTTATTTATTAATCTACATACCTATGTTAACATGAAAAACCTATTAAGTCAATAGGTAACATTAAATATTTAATCTGAATCTTTTCTTACTAGAGATTCGGATTGGATACCTAGTTCAGATAGTAAATTTTCTGTAAGTTCTGCAAATGCGTAATCTCTGTCAACAAAAAGGTCTTCAAGGTCCATCATAACCAAGCAGTGACAGTTTGAGCACAAATCTCTAAACGAACCATCTGAATTTTTTCTTGATAACTCCTTAGCGTTAAGTATATTATCACAACTAATACATCTACTCATAATTCACTATTTATCTCCTAATATAAATATATTTATTTAAATATTTAAAATATATAAATTAATAATTATAAATATTTAATATATTTATAATTATACCATTAGTATTACAGATTGTCAATACCCTTGGTGAAAATTTTTATGAGATTTTTCTGTTGACTTCGCTGAAATCTGTGTTAAGATAGATGCTCAATTTGGAATTCAGTAAGAATTCTTGTCAAGTCACTGATTTTGGAGGTATTTCATGAGAGAAACTAAACAGGTGGTCACTTCTTCGTTTGCAAAGCTGGTTCAGGAGGTTGAGATTTTGGTGAAAGACGGTTACAGTGTGATCCACGATGGTGTTGCAGGCCCTTACCACCAAGTGCTAGGCAATTTTATCGTAAACTTTGAGCGTGAAGTTGAAGCTAAAGAAGAGGTTGACAACCAGACAGAAGAGGTTCAGAATACACAACGTCGTAATCGCAAAGGTGCTAAATAATGTCTAAAGAAGCTGTTGATAAGATCGTTCGTAAGTGCATTGGTAATATGCAAGAAATGTTCAAGTCACTTGGAATGGGGGATGTAGTTTCTACTTCTGAAGAAGAAATTGAGATGATGGTTAATGTCATGCTCCCGCATTTCAATATCTCTGAAGAGAAGTTCAACGAGTGCGAAGAATTCCTCAACTCTGAAACTTTTCAAGAGTATTCGACAATGATTAAGAATATGGGAGAAGCCCTCCTGACTCATGCACAGGATATTGCTAAGAGTTCTGGAGTTGTTCACTAATTTCTGAGAGGGGCTTATACAGCCCCTTACTTAAGGAGGTGCCATGCCGAGAAAAAATGGGAACGTTACACGCGGTGAGCGTCGTCAAAGTCAACGCAATAAGCAACAAAAAACAGAACGTGTTCTTGACCCTCGTTTCAATGAAGAGCGTGAGAAGCTTATTAAGCCAGTCCTAGCTAAAAATGCTCATCAGAAAGAGTATCTGCGCAGTATCATGAGTAATATGATCACTGTGGGCAGAGGGAGTGCTGGCACGGGCAAAACTTGGTGTGCTGCGGCGATGGCTTCTAATATGTACCTTAAGGGGGAAATTGATAAAATTGTTGTAATGCGACCACTTGTCGGGATGGGCAAATCTTCTGGTTTTTGGCCGGGGACGATTCAAGATAAACTTGGACCATACCTTGCTCCAATTCTCTCTACAATCCGTGAACGTATTGGCGATGCTAGGTATGAGAACGATTTCAATAAAAATATCGTAATTCAGCCAATGGAAGCTGTTCGTGGTATGAATTTTAATGAAAAAACATTCATCATTATTGATGAAGCTCAGAACTGCACACCTGAAGAAATTAGAAGTCTTACCACCCGTCTGGCCGAGGGGAGTAGGGCAGTATTTTGTGGTGACAGTAAGCAAAAAGATTTGCAAGGGATGTCTGGGATAGATTATCTTTGTAATCTTATCAGCAAGCACAGTATCGAGAATTGTGGATTTGTTGACTTTACACCGGAAGATATCGTGCGATCAGGCTTGACACGAGTTTTTGTTGAGTTGTATGATGCCGAAGGACCATGCCCTAAATAAGGAGGAAATTATTTGAACACTGAAAATCGCCGCAACCCGCAACGAGTGCCAATGAATTTTAAGCCAACGGCACTTGTTAAAACATATCAAAGTAATGTTATTGACATTTACCTTGATGATGAAATTACCAGCCCTTCAGATTATCGTGAAGTTTACCATGCACTGTCTAATGCTGGTCCTCAAGACTTGGTGAAAATTCATATCAATTCACCCGGTGGGCGACTTGACTCTGGTATTCAGATTATCAACCATATTCGTCATTGTGAGGCACTTGTTGTCGGTGTTTTGCATATGGACTGTGCATCTATGGCTTCTGGAATTTTCTTGGCATGTCATGATTGGGAGATCAATAAGTTTTCAACTATGATGGTTCATAGTTGTTCCTATGGTGCTGGCGGTAAACAGAGTGATATTAAGAACCGTGTAAACTTCATGACAGATTTTAATGAAAAATTTATTCGTGAGATTTATACTGGATTCTTGACTGAGGAAGAGATTGACCTTATCCTTAAGGGCGACGATATTTATTTTTCTGCTGAAGAGATTGACAAGAAACTTGAACAGTTTAAACAATATCGTGAAAGCCTTAAGAACAGTGAGAGTACATCTGAGCTTAAGGAAGAGGAAGAGATTGTAATTAAGGCTAAGCCTGCGCGTAAGCGTACCTCTAAGTCGGAGAAGCAGGCGTGAGCCTGCTTTAAAAGCTCATGGAGGATTTGATCTATAGTATTCAAGAATACGTCAATCAGGAGGAATCTTTTTGTGGACGTGAAATTGAAAAAACAAATCTCTTTCTGCAAGTTCCTTCGAATCAGGAACAGTACCGAGAGCATCCCTGTTCGATCTTTCCGGCTAATGAGGAATAAGTATGAGCCGGAACTTGCCCTAGAGGCATATAAGTATGGAGACTTCGTTTATGCGATATTTCGTTGCAAGAAGCAAAATGGTAATCGTCTCGCTACTTATTGTGTTAGGTATTGGGTCGGAGATTATGGGAGACTTGACCTATTTTCATACACTGTTGACACCTCATTTCGAGGTTTCTGATGGTGGTTGATTGGATTAGAGATAAATATTCCTACAACTTAGTTATAGATACTATCGTACCTCGTTATAAACACTCGGATGGTATTTTCAGGGTTGAGACAACAAGTGTAGTTATAAGTAACTTCCTCAAATCTCTTGGTTATGATGGGATTACCCCTGACGGAGCTAGAAAGTCTTTCTTAATAGAGGGAGATATTCAGTTTTTATTTGATTTTTTGAAAGTTCTGGGTATTGAAAAGAAATATGTATGGAGGACCACGGTTTATGTCAAAGATTAAAATTACTATTCTTGAAGTTAAAGATATGAATCAGGAAGAGTTTACGCCTCCCTCAAAGTGGTATTTTATCAACGCACTCGGTCAGCATATCTATATTCACTGTCGTGATCGCACTAATGCCGAGCAATATATCACCGAGACTTATGGTAAGGGTTTCTATAAACTTCGCACATCTTCTCTAGAGAAGAATAAGGGGGAAGTTACTTGTAAAGGCACTGCTACCCGGAAAGGACAGAAATCTTATAATTGATAGGAGAGGGAGTTGTTTGATTTTAATAAAATTGTCATAGATAGAGCCTCACCTTCAGGTATTGCTTGGAGAAACGGTAAGCCCGCAGGTACGCTACGAAAGGATGGGTATTGGAGGGTTGGAAAGGAAAAGGTATATGTCCACAAAATTGTATGGGAACTTTACTATGGGACCGTGCCTGAAGGTTTTGAGGTTGACCATATTGACGGAAACCCTTCTAACAACTTAATTGAAAATTTACAAATAAAAACACACGCTGAAAATATGTGCAACACTAAGAAAAGGAAGCACAATAAAACAGGAGTTAATGGGGTGAGTAAGCTTGTTGTGGGAGACTATTCATACTACACAGCTCAATGGCATGAGGGAGGTAAACTTATTGTGAAAAGGTTTTCAATTAATAAACTTGGCGACAATTTGGCACTAGCTCTTGCTGTTCAGGCTCGTAAATCTGCTGAGCAGCTATTAAATAAGTTTACTAACAGGCATGGGACTTAATGGATATCAGGGACATTATTATAAATGGGCAAACCTTGAAAAGTGCCCTTAATGACTTAACAACATATGTGTTAAAAACATTAGGAAGTCCTAAGTACACAACCCAAACCTCGCACACGATATTCTTCTCATACCCGAAGTATGATATATGTTTCTATCTTTCCACATCTACAAATAACTTAAACTTCGCCATAGATTCATATGATAGGCGCGTTAGGAACTACCTTGAGTCAGCTGGGACAGTTTATGATTTAAACCAGTTCAAAGATATAGTGGAGATACTTATGGAGGGTGAGAATGCAGATTAAAGATTTAGATTTGAGAGGATTTAAAGGAAGAATCTTCTTCACTACTGATTTACATGGCCACTATAACCTCCTTCATGAAAAATTGAAGGAGGTGGCATTTAATGGGGATAAGGATATTCTTCTGGTTGGTGGGGATTTGTGTGACAGAGGCCCAGACAGTCAATATGTTTTAGATTACTTGAATGAACCTTGGTTCATATCAATTATGGGTAATCATGAGAAGATGTTGATTGATGCTTATGAGAACCCATCAGATAGGAATTGCTATGAGATGCTATTTTTGAATGGTGGTGAGTGGTTTTACAACATTCCTAAAACTAAGCAAAAGGCCATTTATGACAGTTTCAAGGAACTCCCATTAGCAATCAAGGTTATAACTGATTCGGAAACAGTTGGAATCGTCCATGCCCAATGTCCCTACGATGATTGGGAAGAATTTTCCAAAATGACCAAAGCAGAAATTGAGTGGGATGGTGCTGCAACTTCTCAATGGGCTAGGAGTAACTACTTATACCGGAAAGACATCACTATTGGTGGTGTAGATCGTTTACTTGTTGGACACTCTCCGACAAGTACAGGAGAGGTTGAGGTAATTGGTAATACTTGGTATTGTGACCTTGGGTCTTTCTTCAGAGATAAGCTCTGTTTATTGGAGATTGGAATTTGAAAGATAAATATATTGAAGCTCTACTAGATATGGCTGAAAGGTTTGGGCAGACAAGTGAAGCAGTTCGTTTAAAAGTTGGATGCCTTATCTACAAAAATGACTCAATTATTTCAATGGGTGTTAATGGTCAGCCAGAAGGTTGGCCATCCGAGTTCTGTGAAGGTGAAGACGGGAAAACTTTGCCAACAGTGAGGCATGCTGAAGATGCTGCTTTGCAGAAGCTTTGCAGAAGCACAGAAACTTCTGTAGGGTCAGTGATGTTTATAAGTCATGCACCTTGCCTCCCCTGCGCAATAAAGATTGCAACCGCAAAAATTTCTGCGGTATACTACCGCTATGATTATCGACTTAGTGATGGGATTGACTATCTTAGGTCGAAAGGAATTTTGGTTGAGAAATGTTCGGATTAGACGAGCCAACAATTCTTGAGTGGTGGGAAGAGTGTCAGAAGAGGCTCCCACCAAGAACCAATCAAATTGGCAGTAAGCTTTTCATGTATATGAAAATCACTGTAATAGAAATTCCTAACAAGGCCTGCTATAATTATCTTGCAGCCTGCGGGTACAGGTGTAATCGGAATGGTGAGATGTTACTTTCTGTAAAAGAGTACGATGAGTATATTTCATTTCAAAAAATGATGCTGGAGGGAAAATAGTGATTAAATATGAGCTGAGATGTTCCACATATTTCGTGGATACGATGAAGTTCCCCGGTGGGGAGGTGGGTGTTCGCTTGCCTTCTCCAAAGCATATGAGCGGCGACATCAAGCTTACTGCCCACTTGAAAAATAGTGACAATGTGATGCAGTTGCTGATGACTGTGGATGCTATTCGTCGTAATCATCCCGGCTCGAAGATTCATGCAACAATCCCTTACATCCCATACGCACGGCAAGACCGCGTATGTAATCAGGGTGAGAGTTTAAGTATTGCTGTGATGGCCTCGCTCATTAATTCATGCAAATTTGACACTGTGACCACGCTTGATCCACACTCAGACGTTGTAGGTGCTCTCATCAACAATCTTGAAATCATCGAACAACATGATATTTTCCAGTGTGTGAAAACATCTTGGGAAAACACTCACATTGTTGCCCCTGATGGTGGCGCATACAAGAAATGTATGAAGTTTGCACAACGTGTAGGAGCTGCTGGGGTAATTGTCTGTAACAAGGTGAGAAACCTCAAGACCGGACAGATTGAGAGCCTCACTTGTAGTGAAAATGTTGGAGGAAAAGAGCTTTTTGTTCTAGATGACATTTGTGATGGTGGTAGAACCTTCGTCGAACTTGCTCAGGAGCTAAAAGGGGCAAAGAGTATTTCTCTGGCGGTGACACACGGAATTTTCTCAAAAGGTGTGGAAGTTGTTGCAAAGCATTTTGACACTGTGTACACTACCAACTCATTCCACGGCAATGAGCTGCCAGAAGATTGGGCAGATGTTGTGCAGATTAATTATTAAGGAGGGATAATGAAACTACGGGCCGCAACCGTCACCGACGGATATAAAGTAGGTCACGGCAACATGTATGCCGATGGCACTGAAAAAGTATATAGCAACCTCACCCCACGGAGTGATAAAATTTATCTTCGAAATGCCACAAAATTTTATGATGGAAAATTGGTTTTTGTAGGTGCTCAGGGTGCTGTTCAAGAAATTCAAGAAATGTGGCATCAAACATTTTTTGATATTCCAGCTATCGTGGCTGTCAGTGAATATGCCCGCCGTATGGCCACCTATCTTGGTGGAGAGGTGAAAGCAACTGAACAGCTGAATGAACTTCACAAGCTCGGTTATCTGCCGCTGGAGATTAAGGCTCTGCCGGAAGGTAGTAAGGTGAAGATGGGCATTCCTGTGATGACAATTACCAACACTGATAGTCGCTTCTTCTGGCTTGTCAACTATCTGGAAACTGTTATCAGTAATCTGGTGTGGAAACCATCCACTAACGCAACGATTGCTGCTGAATACAAAGCAATTTGTGAGCATTACGGCAAACTGACTGGAATGGACGAATTCTCCATTTCTATTCAATGCCATGACTTCTCCATGCGTGGTATGTCTGGTCCTGAAGATGCTGCCCGGAGTGGCTTTGCACACCTGATAAGTTTTATTGGAACCGACACTCTACCGGCAATGGATTATGCAGAAATGTATTATGATGCTGATCCAGAAAGTTTGATTGCTATTTCTGTCCCGGCAACGGAACATGCTGTAGCTACAAATAATATCCTATATCTGGAACAGGGTGTACAGGTTATTCCAACAGGTTGGGATGTTCGCAAGGTAGCTGAGTTGCGCTTCATGCAAGACCTTATCACACGCAAATATCCAACCGGCATTGTGAGCTATGTTGCAGATAGCTTTGACTTTTGGTCGGTAGTTACTGAGATTGTGCCTTCTCTGAAAGAAGTTATCCTTTCTCGTGAAGCGAATGGTGCAGCTCCCGGTAAGTTGGTGATTCGCCCTGACTCCGGTGATCCTGTGAAAGTTATTTGTGGAGATGTTGGTGCTCCGATTGGTTCCCCTGAATTTAAAGGTGCTGTTGAGTGCCTGTGGGAAACCTTTGGCGGAACTGAAACCTCCACTGGCTATAAGCTTCTGGACAGTCACATTGGCCTGATCTACGGTGACAGTATCACCACACAGCGTTGCGAAGAGATTCTTCGCCGTTTGCAAGAAAAAGGCTTTGCTTCTGGTAATGTGGTGTTTGGTGTTGGAAGTTATACTTATCAGTGTAACACCCGTGACACTTTCGGTTTTGCTGTTAAGGCAACATACTCTGAAGTTAATGGTGTTCCTGTGAACATTTTTAAAGACCCGAAAACAGATAGCAAGAAGAAGAGTGCAAAAGGGCTTCTGTGTGTTGAACGTGATGAAGATGGTGAATTCAAGCTGTATGATGAAGTTAGTAAAACAGCAGAACTTGAAGGTTATCTGTACACCATTTTCAAAGATGGTGAGTGGGTGAAGCGCACAAATCTTGAAGAAATTCGGAGCCGTCTGGTATGGGAGTGATGAGATATCGTCAAGGCGACCTTATCCAAGCTCTGAAGAATGGGGAGGTGGGTGTAATAGCTCACCAAGCCAACTGCATGAATACAATGGGAAGTGGGGTTGCAAAAGCTATCCGTGAAAACTTCCCTGAAGCATATGCGGCAGATTGCGAGACAGAGCGGGGAGATGCCGATAAACTTGGCAACTATACTTTTGCAGAGAATGAGCATGGGTTGATTTTTAATCTATACGGGCAGTATAATTATGGTCGAGATGGTGCTCACTATACTCAACTGGCCTCTCTTGAAGAAGCTCTTGAGAATATGGCAATATACTTGACGGATATTGGCTATAAAGGTAAAGTGGGAATCCCGAAGCTCGGTTGCGGGTTGGGAGGTGCTGATTGGAACCAAGTAGCTCGTGTAGTTTCTCGTGCTCTTGATAACTTTGAAGTGATTGTTTATTCAATTTAAGGAGGAATATATGTTTTTCTTTTGGCGTACTAAAAAAGAAAGCCCGGAAGCACTAGTAGAAGATGCTCTGAGTGGATTCAATGCAGCAGTGGAGAAGATGAACACTGCTACTGCTCAAATCGAGAGTGCAATTGTTAACCACGAGGTGAATATTTCTGAAATTCAGAAGAAAATCACTGAAGCACAAGAAGCTAAGAGTCGTATCACTCGGATCAGTGAGAAGTTTAAGGAGCTGCTAGCTTAATGGCAGTTTTCTTTACTTCGGATAATCACCACAGGCATAAGAATATCATCGAATATAGTGATCGACCTTGGAAGTTCGAAGACCAAACCGCCGAGCTAATTGCTCGGTGGAACAGTCGAGTTGGTAAAAATGATGATGTTTACCACCTTGGAGATTTTGTGTTTGCCGGTGCAAAAAATTTCAACCAAGTGGTTGAAATAATTAAATCACTTAATGGTAGAATCCATTTTATTAAAGGAAACCATTGTGACTGGAAACTTTGGGAGATGATCAAGAAAGAGAAACTCCAAAATGTTGTGTGGATTCGGGATTATGCTGAAATCAGTGTAAATAAGCAGAAGATTATTCTGTCGCACTATCCATTTGCAATCTGGAACCAGAGTCATCGAGGGAGTTGGCATTTGCATGGCCACTGCCACGGAAGTTATCAGGGCGATGGTAAGGTGTTGGATGTTGGTATCGACAACCATCCTGACTTCCAAGTGTTTTCTTTTGAGGAAATTGAGCACTTTATGTCACAGCGTGAATTTGTACAAAACTCACACCACAGGGGAGATTGAGATGTTTGCGGATTTGATTGAAAAGAAGCTGGTAAAAGAGAAGAAGTACCCAAATGGATTGTCCATCTACAAATATAACAACCGGGTTTTCTATGACAACCTTTGGCATCTGGACAATCGAATCCTCGAAGCTCGTGGAATGGTTTTGAATTCTAATGGTGAGAAGGTTATTTGGCCATTCACTAAAGTGTTTAATCGTTTCGAAAACGGTACAGATTGTGACCCAAATAGTCTAGTTGAAATGGTTGAGAAGGTTAACGGGTTTATGGCGGCGGCACGGATGTGGAATGGTGAGCTTCTAGTAAGCAGCACTGGAACTCTTGATTCCGACTATGTAAAGCTTGCACGAAAAGTCATCATGGGATGTCAACCCCTTAATGCGGACTTCTGGGATACCTATTCTGGACTGACGCTGATGTTTGAAATCTGTGATGAGAGCGACCCACACATTGTTGAAGAGAAGCCGGGGGCATACTTGATTGGTGGCCGTGATATGACAACTGGTGATATGCTTCAAGAAGCACAACTTGATGTGATTGCAGACGAGGGAGGTTTCCTGCGTCCACAACACTCTCTTATTTTCTTCGATCAACTCACGGAGGTTGTAAAAACCTACAAGAAAGAAGGGTTTATGGTGAGGGATGGGTATAGCGGGAAGTATTTGATGAAAATCAAGTCACCTCACTATCTCATCAAGAAGTTTCTTATGAGAATGGGTGATGCAAAGACAAAACTCATGTTTACAGACACCAATGAACTTTTTAGACAACTGGATGAAGAGTTTTACTGTGTAATTGAGTGGATTATCACTAACTTCACGGAAGAGCAGTGGACTTCGATGAATGATCAGGTGAGACGAGCAAAGTTGGAGGAATATTTTGGATAAGAGAACTCTTTATATCATTCGTGGACTGCCGGGGGCTGGTAAGTCCACGTTTGCAACAACTCTTAGGAACTCACTTAAGTGCCTGGTGTGGGAAGCTGATCAATACCACACGGTTAATGGGGAATACCAGTGGAAGCCTGAGAATGTTCGTGCAGCCCATATGTGGTGTCAGGATGGTGTCCGTTCCTGTATGTCCGCAGGACACACAAACGTGATTGTTTCAAACACATCTACTACAGAGAAAGAGATGAAACCGTATCTTGATATGGCTGGAATTTATGGGTATGATGTTGTCTCATTGGTTGTGGAAAACCGTCATGGAAACCCTTCTATTCATGGCGTTCCAGAAGAAACCATGAAAAATATGGAAAACCGTTTTTCTATTAAGTTGAGGTGAGTGTGGCAGATAAACCAGATTTAAAAGTATTGTCTTTCACGGACTACCAGAAAAAGGCTGAAAGAAAAAAGAAAGTTGAAGACTTTATTATTAAGTTGAAATCTTTATTCCACATCAAGAAGGGGTTCGAAAAATATCGAGTAGTGCAGTGGGGAACATATAGTGATACTGGATCAACCTATGTTATTCTTCAAAACTTGAAAAGTGGAAAAATCAAAGAAAAGGTAGTATCTCGTGTACCTGTTGACAAACAGGCTGTAGAACTTTTTGTACGAAATCTTTGGTAGGAGGATTGATGGAAAAGAAGACGTTGTATGGTTTGGACAAGGGTGGTGAATTTAAAGTGTGGGAGATTTCCACCTCTGGTGACATTCTGACGATTGTTCACGGGAAAGAGGGCGGGAAGATGCAAACCAAGGATGAAACCATTAAAGGTAAGAATATTGGTCGGGCCAATGAAACATCTCCGGCTGAGCAAGCTGAGTTGGAGGCTATGAGCCGTTGGCGTAAGCAGGTTGATAAGGGCTATCGTGAAAGTAAAGAAGAGCTTAAAGAGCTTCCTATTCTTCCAATGCTAGCACATGATTACTTGAAACAAGGTCATCGTATTGAATACCCGTGCTATGGATCGCCTAAGCTAGATGGTGTTCGTTGCCTTGCAATCCGTCATGAGGATCGGGTAGAATTGAAATCTCGTGGAGGTAAGGAATATTTCGTTGAGCACATTCAACGAGATTTGCTTGGCTCTATGCTACCGGGAGAGATTTTTGATGGGGAGCTTTACATTCACGGTAAATACCTCGAAGAGATTGTTTCTGCTGTAAAGAAACCAAATGCAGATACCCCGTCTCTGAAGTTTATTATCTTCGACATTGTAAACGATAAAACGTTTGATGGACGGATTCAAGACCTTGCAGTTGTTCAACGTTTTGGGAAGTCTGTTGAAGAACTTAAATACGTCGTTCTTTACAGCGAGCAGGAGATGAAACAGAAGCACAAGGAATATGTTGCTGCTGGGTATGAAGGTATTATGCTTCGCAATGGTGACGGTTTGTATGAATCTGGTAAGCGCTCGGCAGATTTGCAGAAATACAAAGAGTTCTTTGATGAAGAGTTTGTTATCATTGATGTTCGGGAAGATGCTAATGGCAATGCCGTACTTGAGGTGTATGACAACACTGCTGGATGTAATTTCAGTGTTTGCTACGGCAACCATGAAGAGCGTAAACATCAGCTTAAAGAAAAACATCTTTACATTGGAAAGAAAATCACTGTAAAATATCAGACTCGGTACAAGGATAGTAAACTTCCGCAATTCCCTACAGGTGTAGCTATTAGGGATTACGAATGAACTTAGAAGAGTCTGTTGAAAAGTATGATGAATATGTTTTGAAGATTAAGAAGCTGAATATTGGAAATGCTTGGAACTCTCCAATCATCATGCACCACGAAGCATGCACAGATTTCTCTTGGAAAGGGTATTCTTATGAGAATAAAGAATATTATTTTAGTGAGGGGTTTTCTTTATAAGTCATAAAAGAATGAAAACTGCTAAAATTTCAGTTGAGCATAGTTGGGATGGTACTGAAACATTGCATGTGTATATGCGATTGTATGGAAACACTAAACTCTCTCGCTGGTGGAATATGGTGTCGTCGTTTGGTGCTTTGAACGTAAAGAATTTTGATGAGGCGATTGAAACCGTACAACAAATTATTGATATGTCTGATTCAATTTATGGAGGAAAAAATGAACGAAGTAAATAATGAAGTGATTAACACGACTGACCTGCAACAATTCTCTGTTCAGCAGTTTATGAGTAAACTTGGCTATACACTGTATCGCACTCAACATGGTGGACTGGTGTTCCTGTATAATTATGCAGGTAAGCACGAATACCGGATGATCGGGATGAACACAGCAATCTCTCTTCACAATAGTGGTTGGGACAAGGTTGATGGGAAAGCAACATTCAAGAGTGCAAGCCCTAGCATCGACATCACTGCTGACGCTTACACTGTTGTTCAGGCTGTGTCGGCCAAGGTTGTTGAAAAGGTGAAACTGCAATACTCCTGCAAAAAGAAAACTCTCGTTTGTGGTGATAAAAGCAACCACTTCGTAAAGTTTGCACTGCCGGAGTATGAATTCCTCTTTATCGGTGAGTAAAATGTACTACTCTACGGTGGGGTTTGAGGAATACAAGAATTTGGAAGCAGAGGTTTCTCTTGGTGATATGCTTCGGGGCGGTAAGATGAAGATTGTGTGGTATTCAAAGCACCTCCCCACGTTCAAAGCACAGTTCTGTGAGAAAAATAAAACTCTGAAAATCACTCTTCCTAAAAATTCCAAAATCAAAAACTGGTTTGACACTAAGTATGGCCAACGGGACATTTACCTAGCACACATCGAAGATGTTGAATCTCTCTACGCAGAGATTTGTGAGATTGATCAGATGTTTGATTGGGTGTATAATACAAAAACCACTAAAGGGGCCTAGTGCCCCTTTTATATTGGAGGTGGATTATGCGAAGGACTAAAAAGACCTCACCCATAGAAAAACCTAAACGGGTGGGTGAAACCGCCCGGCAGGTTGATGAAAAGCCTCGTGACCCAATGTCCTCTTGGGATGCGTACATTACGGAAATCAAGAAGGTGATTGGTAGAGCACTAACCGAGACTGAGTACAGCTTACTGATGCAACAATATATTCGTGCAGTGAGTGTGATTGAGGCAGTGGAAAAACTCTCATGAAACCCGTAAAGATTATTCCAACAGGTTATGCAAACCACTGGTTTGTAGTGACCAGTGCGCTCCCACAAACCTACTTGAATTATCTAGATCAGCTTGGTAGAATGCCATTTGAAATTCATACAGGGTTTATTATTATAAGAGATTCTGAATTAAAGGAGTTGATTGACAACTTCAAACTTCTAGGGGTAGAGTACACTCTGAGGGAGAAGAAATGGGAGCAATCCGAATAGATGTTTCTAAAGGAGGGTTGTGTGAACAATACAGTGATTGGGTATAAGACAAGTTTAGGGGGTGTCCTATATTTCTTCAAAGAAGAGATGTCAAAGGAGGCTGTCAATGTCTTCTCCACGGCTGGCATTAAACAAGAACATGGATATTTTTACTTACATTCTGAATCTAAAGAATTAGAAAGGATTTTCAACACCCTGCTCATCATTGAGCACAATATTGAATTGATGGAGATTAGAGGTTATGAACTCTTCAGTCGAAGCACCAGAAATGGTATATCCAAATCCCATATGATTACGAGGGACAGATGGACACTATAATCATATACCGGATATGCGATGCAGAGGATGATTATAAACCCTTTCCGCCAAATCTGGAAAAGAGGTATAAAGTGTACAAGGAGGGTCTTAGTGTTGAAGTAGAAAATGTAATAGAATCACTCGGAATTGACAGAGCATTATCTACGAATTTTTACCACATGGATGGTGAAGTGGTGAGTGAGTTTTCAAAAATACTCTTGATGCTGGGAATTGGCGTTGACATTACAAGCATTAGCTGGAATAATTACGTCAAGATGGCTATTAAAGCGAACTACCCTCATTGGCAGTCAAACTAATGAGGTATTACTGCGAGATATCACTGTGAGGTATTGAACATGGAAACCATAACAGCTTATACAATTTCTTAGTCTTCCCTTCAGGGTGAAACGGGAATGTACACTATCTTCAAAAGGGATATTAACAAAACCGTTCAAAATGCACTGGAATCCATTGATCTTGAAGACTATGCAAATATGTTCAGCTTCTACTCTGATCAAGAGAGTGGTGTTACCAATCTTCTAGAAATCTTAGGCTACTCTTTGCGTAAGGAGACAGTGACACTTAGTGAGTTTCACAGGTATTTGAATACTCAAAGTAATTGGGACATATTGAAAGGAGACAAGACATTTGGTTATACAGTCTTATAAAAGTGAGAGTGGATCACATTGGACTCTGTTCAAGATTGACTTGCCGGACAATTGCAAGAATGCCCTGACCACTGCTGGAATACTAAATACAAGACAAAGATTTATATTCCCGGACACTGTTGGTACTAAGGAGAGAGTTTCAAACATCCTATCTATGCTTGATATCTCAGTTGTGTGGGAACAAACGGCTAGCGTGTCCGATGTATGGAATTATTATCAATCACAATACCTAGCATTGGAAGACACGGACAGTGATAATTGAAACAATCAATGAACAGACAGGTGAGATATTATTTGAATGGGATGAGGAGGTGTCTTACAAATCTCCAAAACCAACACCTCCGCTGGACGGTGTGTATGATGAAGACACACTCAAGAAATACTGCTCAGACCCATCTAGGAAATCTAGGGGAGATATTGGCTATCTAGTGGACTTCCTCTCAACAGGAGGAATTACTCAGGTGGATATGCTTGTACTAAAAACTCTCTGTTTAGATGTACAGATTCACAACTTTGCTGTATCTTCTCTTCCAAGAATAGCTTCAAACATCTCTTACACAGAGAGGGCTGTCAGAGGAAGTATCAAACACCTGCAATCGGTAAACCTCCTAAAAGTGGTGAATACTCGCTTCTACGAAGATGGAACTCCCTACACACTCTACTGGATACACCCTAAAATTGCTTTCAAGGGTAGTTATTTTAAGTGGCGGATTTCTTGTGCAGAGAATGACATCACCTCCCTGTACACCCCTCTAAACACCTACGAAATATGAATGTGGAAAAAAATTTCCACATTCTCCCCTGTAGCCCTCTAAAATCAGGGGGGTCTAGTTGGCACATATATAATAACACCTGTTTCCCGCTCTTCATATTGCATACCCAATATATTGCAATTCCCCTCATATTGCCCTTCCTAATTTCTCTATTTTTTTTTTTCTAAAAATTCAAATAGGGACATTCCATATTAGCTGATCTTCCATATTGGAAATATCCAATCCTCCTTACACCCAATCGGGGTTTCTTATTAGGTTTCTCATTGGGTTTCTTATTTTCCGCGAGTATTACTATGAGTGTTTAGCCACCCTCCAGGGTGAATTCCCACTACTAACATAATTTTAAAATATCCACTAGTAAAAATCCAATTGTATTTACTAATTACATCAATTCATATTGATAGACAACCTCTATTTGAATAGTGTCCTCATATTATAGGTGGCTTCTATTGTGTACAGCATATTGATAGACAACATATATTGGAATGTGAACATTCAATTTATCAAACATCATGCCAACTCCCCATATTGGGTGGTCAATACTCATATTGTATTTATCTATTATATTGGGTGTATTACATAAAGGATTTATATTGAATTGTGGCATATATGTTGCTTATGTTTATTATTAGATATAATTATATGTTTTAAGTGTGTAATAAATAAAGTTAATAAGTGGGTGGGCTTAACCAATGCCTACCATTACTAACCAATAGGCGTTATTATTAACCAATGCCTACAATTACTAACCAATTATGGGAATTACTAACCCGACAAGGTATTTATTAACTAAATGGCCGTTATTATTAACAATTACACAAAAACAATAAAGCGGGGGAGCATATTGGAGGGAGTTGCATATTGGACAGCCTTTCATATTGTGTTGTGCATATTGGCTGTAATGCTTGTATATTGCGGGCTGTGGGGCATTCTGAGGGGGGTAGAATGCACGTTCTGTGCTAACTAGTGGGTATGTATTGGGAGGCAATAAAAAGGCCCGCCAAAGGGGCGGGCCATTGTTTTGTGTATTGTTTATTGACTAGCTTTACAGTGTTCACACTCACACGGCTTAATGTCTTTCACACTTTCTAGAAAGTCTTTTGTATTGCTTTCATGTATGCAATGAACCTCCCCAGCAATCCACCCCTTTTTAAGGGCCACCCATATCGAATACGGAGTTTCCCCATAACCGTCCTCCTCTGTCCAATACTCCTCTATGATGTTGGCGTTCTTATCAATCCATGCCTTAATTGCTTTGGATATCTTGTGGCTTCGCATATCAACTCCCTCTGTTGTTTTATGGTAGTCGTTTAGGACTAAATATTTTCCTTTGTTCTAGGAGCTTTCTATATAGATTTGCTCTGCTAGTCTTTGTTTTTGTGTCGATACGTCCGTGCAGGATATACCAGCGTTTGAGCATTTGCAGATTGTCCACAATCAATCCTCCAATGCTTCACATTTGAACAGTTCATAGCTAGCAGGATACGTTCTATCTAGTTCCTGCAGAGCTTGTGTGCAATCGAACTGTGCCAGAGTCTTTTTGATAGTGGTCATTATTTCGATCCCTTATGTTCAATGCGTTGGATTAAATCTTTATAATACTCGACTTGCTGTTTTGCCCGGTCGAACTGTTCCAGATTGTTTGCACACGCGATGGCCTCGCGTGCTTTTTCAAGTTCCTTTTTGAGGCGACCGAGTTTTTCAGAATTCCCTTTTAGAAACATACGCCACCCATCCACACGCCCAGCTTAAATGCCGCTGGAACAACGAACATCACGCAAGCAACAAAAACCAAGGAATAGATGCAAAGCATATAATTGGTTACTTGATTATCTGTCATCACAGATTCCCCTCATAAGTTCGTTTTGATGGGCGCCATCCTACCTAAATCAAGTGGTGAGCATAATTGATATTTTCAAAGGAAAAGCAAAAAGCCGATAGGGCTATCCTATCGGCCTCTCAGAGTGCCTGTGCTTCGTTTTGAGCGTGTTTTGTCACTTCTTAATGGCATCGTATAGGCTAGTGCTCTAATCGCCTCCAATGTGCCTTGTGGGGCCTCTGGTGATGCTTCCTCGTACACTGCTCCCCACTTGTCAGTGAGAATGCCAGCCAGCCCGGCCCCGTCCAGTGAGAATGCGACAAAGCGCCTATGCCGGCCGCTGTCAGATTCGAACACTCTCACAATTGCACAGGGAAACTTCAAAACCTGCAAAAGCCTCTCATAAGCGCAATCGGGAATAAATTGGCATTTATTAATTGGAGCGTAAACACTCTCATCGTATACGGCAGCTGGCCTCTTACTACTTAGCATGGATTAGCTGCCTATCTGTTCATAAATCCACGCCCGCTGGCCACTAATAGTGAGTCCAGCGCTCCAAACGGAGAAAAGCCCGCAAGCCTCTCCATCCTCCCCGTGCCTACTCATTGGCTGTTCACGTCGCAGAGGGAAGTGGTCATTCTCACTAAAACCTTTCTCCTTTAATGTAAGTTCCAGTGCCTGATCCGGTGATGATGCTTCGACGTTTTCCACTTCAACACACTGGGCAAGGTTAATTCCGTAATAAAACTTGACATCAAAAAAGCGCCTCATTTTTTCACCTCAAAAATATTCCCCGCTTCGTCTTCAACATGTACGCCGACAACACCGGCAAAGCATCGCCCTTTGTTAATCAAGGCGAACATATCTTTTGCGTGTCCCATTGCCGTTTGTTTAGTTTTCCACTCGGTGCGGTTTTTCACACTTAGACAAGACGAAGTGCCGTTTTCATACAATAGGTGGACACTGTATTTAGACATTTTGTTTCCCCCTTACTTGAAATAAACGTTTAGCGTATCTTTCCAATAGATGCCGCCGTGCTCGCCCAATGTGTCCCATTGATCGCGGGGCAATTCTCGCCACTCTGGTAATTCAATATCTTGAGAATGGGAAGTTTTATAAAACTTCCCTTCGACGTTATAGAGAAAAATTGTTTTACCTTCGACCATTGCATCAAGAAAGCCGTCACGATAAGCATTTAATTCTGTAAAGAAAGACTTTGGTGTTCTTTTTGGGGCACGGTTGATAAAGTTATCAATCCATTGTTGTGACTTTTCGTGCATTTCATTTTGGGTATATTTACCAATACCATATCGGATAGCTATCCGAATGCTTCTTTTAGTTTCATTAAAAGCGCGAATTGTTTGCATGGAAACAGTCATATCATCACCTTTCAATCAATAAGACTTGCGAACACCAAAGCGCGGGCCAAGTTCGAAAACATAATCCGGCATACATGCACTGCTATCGCAAGGAAACATATCGTCGGGGTCCGGTTTTCCTTTCCAAAGAAGGAGCGTCACGCCTTGCCCATTTTTGGGATCAACGTCTAGATCATCCCAAGTAGACGCTAGCGCTTGTTTTGCTGCCTTTACACTCCCCCACTGTGTGTACTCGTCCGCGCCGGGCAAAGCATAACTACCACTCTCGTAAATTAATTGACCGTATACGTTCATGATTCCACCATCACTTCAATTTAATTGGTGTTAGAATAAGCCCGCGTTCGTATGCTTCATCAGCGGCAGCTTCTAATAAGCTTATATCTTCTGCGCCCGTGAATGCAGGGAATCCACCTGCATCGTCCACATAACCCCACCTTAAATATTCATCATAAATTACTGTCGTGACTTGCGGGTGTAGCTGTACTATATGGGCAAGCGCTTGTTCTACTTTCATGATTCCACCCTCACACGTTCATTAATAATCCCCACAATTACCGCCCATCCTCGCCAGAGCGGTAATAATTGAAATTATCGTTTAATATCCACCGCCCAGCGCTTCACCGCACCAGCGCCTAGATCAACTTTCTTACCTTTCCCTTTGTAGGCACGTTGTGCCGTCCTGCTCTTAAAATAAATTTTCATATTTCCCCCTTAATTTGTGACAATCAAAAGTTCGCCAGTGTAACCGAGTGCCCGTGCCGTCGCCTTTAGCGCTTCCTCGTGTTCACCCGTACCATGCACAGACCGTGATAAAACAATGCCAGCACTTTGTAAAGCATCATTAATCGCTGCGCTTTCTTTGTTATAGCCATAGCCGCCAGCTTGCCCCGTTCCGCTACCATAACAATCTTTACCAGAAAGCCAAATGGAAGCATAAACCGTGCTGCTATTGCGGCTGCGCCCCATATAAACGCGGCATGTTATACAATTTTTGAGGCCGCGAGCTGTTCTCGCCACAACATTATATGTTGAAACGGTTTCCTTTTCTTGTGAGTAGTTTTTACCGTTTTCGTTTAAACCGTCTTTGCGGATTTTTGCTTTGATAGTTTCGCGTGCCATGATAGTTCCCCTTATTTACTCTAAACTTATTTAATTCGAAGTTTCCAGACGCCGCGAATTCGACTTATGCGAATAACAGCCCCGGCAGCTTTCAAAGCTTGCCCGGCTTCAACTGCCTGCTCTAGTTTCTGGAAAGTTAGCATCAGAATGATTCCTCGCCTTGGATAAATGCCCCGTCCGAACGTTTAACCAGCAGCTCACCATTGGCCAGCTCATACAATCCGACACGACAGGGACCGGCAAAGGTGCGAATTGCCACAGGCTCACCATAAAGCCAGTTTTCATCGCTGGCCGTGGTCACGGCGATTTTGATTTTGTCACTGAAAAAAGGAATAGTTTTCATTATTTCATCCTCAATTGATTCTTGGCTGTGCTAACAGCATCGGATTCGTCTTGTGTGTGATAATCGGCCTCTGGCACTGGACCTATGCCAGCATAAGAGAATCGGACACGGAATTCTTGCCACACGCTGTCGCGGTAAATAATCGCCCGGTCGCCTTTGGCGTTTTCAAATGTTAGATGCTTGCGAAGTGCCATCACTTATTACCCCTGCGGATTAGTTCGAGTGTTTCTTCCTCGCGTTTCCTCACAATGCATTCGGCGTGGTTTGGGAAAAGTGCCGTATAGTCTGAAGGCTTTCCGCCAAACCTTCTAGCGCGCTCGGCTGCGCTAGGTTTCAAGACTACCCTCAGCCCGCAAATATTGCATTTTGCCATGTTAGATAACCTCCAAAACTGTTAAAGCAAAAACAGTTGCGAGCAGGAAAAAGCCAGCGGCGATGGCGAAAGCCAGAAGCATATATCCTGTGCCAGTGAAAGCAAAAAATAACATCACAAAAGCCAGAACAAGAAACATCACAGCGAAAACACCATTTAACAGCTTCATCCGCTACCCTCTGAAAATTTCCTTTCGACAGGCGCCATTCTATAGAAAGTTTTGAGCATGGATAATTGAATGTTTCTATTAAACCAATAGGAATAACCTATCGCCTCGGAGCATGACAAATGGAAGGAAACGCGCGTGCGAATAGCACAGCACCGCTTGCCCGTCAATACACTGGACATCCACACAGTATGCTCTAAAACCTTCTATTTTGCGTTTTAAGAGGGTTTTGTCGTGACCCGCTACCCTTGCCTCAGATTCTTCCGATCTCACTTTTAAGAATGTTTCTCATCTAATTAGGAAGTGTGAATTGATAGGCTGTCACTATGGTGGAGCGACCTGGGCGAACGAGTGACGATGAAATAAAAGCTTTGCATTCTGTGAAAGCATTTCCGTATAATATGCACATGGCGGGAAACGCAGGCATAAGGGAGGCCGAGCACCGGAGACAAACACTGGGGGAGCCTGCGATCTATGTTGGCATAGAATTTGCTTTAACAAAAACTATGCCAACTATTTTTATTGACAGCTGCACAGTTTTTATGGGAAGCTGATACAAATTTTCGGCACCCGGTCACGGGAGGCCCGCCTGCGCCCTAAAGGAAAATAAAGTTAGCCTTCTAACTATTAGTGAGCTAATAGTGCGCCAGCTATCGACAGCTAACTAATTATTGCCTAGCTATTAATTAGCCTCCTATTAATTAGTTGGCTAATTTTTGGTGACGATCCCAGCAAATTCCTTCCTGTTCAATACAAAAAGAGAGAAGACACTTTCATCCTCTCTCTTATCAAAAGCGCCACGTTCATAATTTCTCTCGATCAAAACCTATCGAGTATTAATTTCCAGCGCGAGAAACCTATCGAGTATTAATTTCTCTCGACCAAAATCTATCGAGTATTAAAATTTCAAGTGGCAACAGTCTGCTTGTTGAGGGCCATATCGTCTTTTACCTTCGACAAGAAAGCTCTTTCATCAACATCTTGATAGTCAATAACTACCACTTGAACCTCTGGGAAATCAGACCTGATTTGGTCCAGTGCTCTTGTAAAGTTATACTCATCATCTATTTCATAATCTAGGCACCCGTGGTCTGGGTACACCGTCTTTTCAATCGGTTTGCTTAGAAGTGAATTAAATAAATTCTGTGCGTAGTCATCGCTCATTGTGATGAACGGATAAACCACATGCTTATCAATGTAGATTTTGTGCAATCGAAACCTCCAACAGGGCGGACTAAAATATCCGCCCATTTTTCATGGGCCTATTAAAATATCCAAGTAAAAATATCCTGCCAAACAAGTATCCGGCCAAGTATCCTAACCAGCAATTACCATATTAACTCCCAAGGCTGAACTTACCGCTTCAACAAAAGCTTCATATATTATTCCTTTATCAAATTGGAGTTCAGCTTCTACAGGGACTACCAGCAGCTTAAATCCAGCGGACTCAACCATATCCCTTAGTTGAAAAATCTGATCAAAATGTATAACACACACTTTAGGGAAGATAATACTCTCAGGATCAACCAGATATCCGGGAAGGGGACCATCTTCTGATGAACCACCAATCATATGGATTATGTTTTTCAGTTCATGGTTTGGAGAAGATGCGAATGGAATTGAAGAATGTGATTCAACAAACAGCCTGATAACTGGTTCGCTCATGAAGTCTCCTTTGAACTAAGGTACAAATCCCAGAAGAATTTGATTGGGTGATGGATTATGCGCACCTTGAATGACAGTTGTTCTAGATACCCAACCAATTTTATAAGCCGATCATGACTAATCACTCCCACTGTTGGGTATACATCAACACTATCTAAATTATCATCTACACCAGACAATCGAATAAATTGATTAAAAATGTTGACCGCAATAGCACTGTCAGTTGTTATGTACGGACACAGAGAGCCCTCCTGTACATGGAGGGTGATTAGATTGCCATCTCCCAGATTATCATCCACCAGACTCTTCCTTCTTGCGCTTGCGTTCTTTTCTAGCCCTCACCTTTTCAATCTCAGCCACTACCTCTGCCCTAATTGTTGCCATCTTGTAAAGTGTAGGCCCATCAAGTTTTTCGTACAACCAACCCTCTTCCACCATGACGACATCACAAGCATCTCTCCACTCCGTAGCTACAGTGAGGTCGGACTCTTTAACATAATTTGTCCCATTCCACGTTGTTCTGCGATAAGCCGTTGCAAGCTTAATCCGCTTCCTGCTTTCTACAACAATACCAAAACACATCCTTGATTTGTCGTGATAAACACACAACCCACCCTCAATGATATCTTGATTCAAACAATCCTTATAGACAGTTAGTACAGTATTAGACATTCCACCTCCTATTCAAGCTCAATAGTGTCTTTCCTCATCACAATCTTTGTGTACCTATCACAGTAGTCAGGCTCACCACTATAACTAATCTTTTTCCAACCAGAAGTCTCCAGATAATTGGTGACATCATCTCTCGTTATGTGGTGTTGCAAAAGTCTCGCCTTATTACTGACAGATATCTCTCCGAAACGAGCTTCAAAGAAATTGTTCAAATCCTTGGTGACAACCCTATTAGAATCTCCATACCGAAGCACAACAACAGTCGGAAGGTAGCCTTTTAGGTGTGTGATAAGAGTTCCTCCACCGAGCACCAAAGGCTTTAATACCAACATCACTGGCCAAGCCACTGCCCATAGCGGTTTTTCGCCTTGCAACCACTCACTTGTTCCTGTGCTATACCTCAACCACATTGTTGCAGTGGCGTGAATCAGAAGACCAATCGACACATAAATTCCAACACACAGCAGTATGAATAGTAGGGTTAAAAGAAAAGCAGTAGTTATAGGGTCCAAGGCATCACTCCTTATTCAAATTAACAATGGTATTCTTTCTCACAAACTTCGTGAAATAGATTTTCTTTCGTGAGTGTTTAATCTTCCTCCACCCAGAAACTTCCAGAAAATTCATACAGTCTTCAACCTCAGAGTGTAAGATCCCTTTACAGTCGAGAAAGTGTGGCATTCGGTCTTCAGTATACCCCTTTGCCTGCAAGAAATTGAAAACCTCTTGGGGAATCCGGTAGTTACTCTCCATATATTTTAAAGTAATAACTTCATATCCGAACTTTACGTTCAACTTATGAATGAGGGTTTCTGTCAGCGAATAGGCAACTATCGCAAGCCCGATAACCAGAGCAACCGGCCAAAGAATCACAGGCAATGCGCCATTCGGCCCGCCATTCATTAACTTTTCACCAGTCAAATATTTTGATGAAGTGTTAATTAACACCAAGACAAGACCCCCGAAAAGCAGGTATACAACTATAAGGCACAGGAATGACATAAAAATTGCAAAAGTAGACACAAATAAACTCCTTATAACTAGAAGGGACACATGTGTGTCCCTTGATAACTACTAATCACCCAACAACTTCAAGGTCATCGATGTTCCATGCTCGCCGACCACGAAGGTCACGATCTGTGTATACAACGTTCTCCATAGCTTTCAGGCAAATCAGTACCCGTGCTTTGCGGTTGTTCTCACGGCCTTCAGGGCAGCTCCAGCGCTGTGCTACTCCTTTCTTAAGCCTTACCTCCACACCTTCCTTGATAACGTTACTGCGTAGCTTTTGGAAGGCTTCTGCTTCATGCTGAGCGGGAGCGGGCTGATGTTGCACCTCTCCTTGAGCAGTCTTGGTGGCAGTGGACAGTTCCCTGTGCTTATCAACCCACTGCTCCACTGTAAGGGATTCCACCCCTCCCTTTACCCCAGAGCTAGGCCAGACGTGGGCATTTCCTCCAGCAAAGAAGCAAACACCCTTCCCTTTCACAAGATATTCCTTAATTCCTTGCTGCTTGAGAGCCTTGTTTACAAGAGCTGTTGTCGTTTTCATCTACCTGTCCCTTATTTGAGTTTTTTAATAAGCCATTCTGTGTTTTCGGTGAGAATCTCATCTTCCCGTTTCCTACCGAGCTGGAATACTCGCATAGCAGTGTCCGAGTACGCCTTTTCCAGTCGTTCACGAAGAAGCTTCTCATGCTCAAGGTTAACATCTTCTGCGAAGATTGCAAGCATCAATCCTCCCTGAGCCATCCCGAATTTAAACTCGATCAAGCGGATATCATCTGACTCAATGATATCTTGTATACACTTCTCAACAAAAGAAGTGACAAATGACATATGAATTTTTGACATACCGGCCTCTCAGTATCAAACAAATTCGTAAACGATGCCACCGCATTTTACTTTATGAAGTTTTTCGAGGTTGATGTTAATCCACCGCTCATCCTTGTCAACATCACAGGCCGTGAAATACTCAGGTTTGTGGGCGATGGGGTTCCCATGTGCCAGCGAAGCGTGGCCCTCTGTAAAGGCTTTGTGCTCCATGCGTTTGCAATTTGCAACACGGACAGAACCATCCTTTTTCTCAAACTCGACAGAGAAGAATTTTCCACCAAAGCTGTCTAAGAGAGCACGTTTCTGGGAGGTATTCATATTAACTTTCATTTTCTTTGTCTCCATCAAGAATTTGTTTTTGATGTGGAGAGTATAGGAGGTATTCTCCTTTCTCGTCAAGAATATTTTCTCTTGTTTTGAGAATTTTTCCAACACTGTGCCGATAAGAGATGGCATAACCTAGTGCCACGATGAAACATAGAACACTGAAAGGTGAGCAAACAAGTGCAAGAGGGATTGCCACCAGTAGCCAGAAAATAGAAAGGAATAGGTTGAGATGAGGCATATAACCTCCAAAAAGGGGGGTTGGAGTGATGCCATCCTTGGCAAGCGACAGGGGTTATCGCCAACGCCACTCCATCTTGCGTACAACACCATCATAACACACAGCAGGCTCATTGCAAGCTGTTTTAGCGTTTCCTCCGCTTGTTGCGGAAATCAGATGACCAGAACGGAGGCTCTTGCCGAATCACCGGAGCAGTCCAATGCACATTCATTGGTATCATGGTATTCACTGTGGTTTCCTCTAAATTACAGGTGGCTGCTCGGGCCGCGCTATGGGGGCGGCGTAGAGCTTTCGGATTTCCCAAACGTCCGGCAACCCTTTTGCCAGCTGCTGAGCGTTGGCTTCTGCACACCACGCGGCGCGCTCGGCAGTGCTGTCTTGCCACCAGCGTTCCTCTACTTTCTGCCCTGGCAGGTATCGCACTTGCCACTGCTCCACCGGCTGCTGCTCGGGCGTGTTAGCTTTGCTAACGTTCTGCGCGGCGTTGGTTTCTAGGCGCGCTTCAACCTTACCGAGTAGTTCCATCATGTATTCAGCAGAATCGTGGTTTCCGCCTTCGGCATATATCTCGACGACCAAATTAAGCAGATCGTTTAGCTCGGGGTCTGCAACGTTGAAGGCGTCGCGCCGCTCATCCTGCGGCGGAGGAATAGCAGGGCTGTTTTCCTGCTGAGTGGCGGAGAGCAATTCAACCAGTTCCTCATCCTCTTCTTTCGAATTCATATTATCTCTCCTATACAAGCATTTCTGATAGTCGTTCGGTGAGTCTTGCTCGGCTGATCGCCATGCTTCTTGAGTGGGTATGTAATCCCCCACCAACTAGCAATACCTTCACCAAGAGATGCACGATCAATGGGATTTGGGCTATAACCCCGCTTCACCGCTTCCTGACACAAAGCATAGTAGCGATTGGCTATGAATTCAAGCTTTTCATAGAAAAATAGCACATGGCCAGTTCCCATTGTATAGGAAGTTGGCTGCTTGAGTTTCTTCTTCATGTTGTAGCGGTTGATCTTGCGATCTTGAGCTTTCCTCACTAAGCCAAACACACGAGTGATTTCATGTATCTCACCCATCAAATGTTTGTTGTGCAGCTCAGCAGGAGGAACAAGATTAATCCGTGTCACTACTCATCTCCTTTCTTATGCTTCTTCTTACGATTGTATTTACTCTTGTCCCTGTGTGTAGACGGTTTATTCAACCGCTCCATATACTTCTTTACGAAATTTCTTGCCATTAAAATATAACACCTCCATGCTAACATCAAGACACTTGATAGTTTCTATTATGTTTTCAAGCTTCCTAACATCCTTGTCCGTTTCAACATAAATTTCAAAACTCTGTGAAAGCTCTCCCATAGAGCTATTGAAGAAACTATTATAGCCCATTGCACTTAAAATATTACTAACTTCATGCCTTCGGTTGGCGATTGTTATGATGCTATCACCGACACCAACATTATTTTTCAACTGAATCTTGACATCACAGGACATACCAATCCCTCTGGATTACTCCCCCACGAAAATCTTCAATCCTTTCTAGGACAATGAGGATTTCCATTTGAATCTCTTCAAGAGCGAAGATGGCTTCACCCTGCTCCACCTTTTCCACTCGCACAATACTAACACCAGTACGCTTAGACAGCTCCCCAACTGTCAGACCCAATGCTTCGCGTCTTTCCTTGATGTTGATGCCAATATCCTTGCGGAGCCATTGGGCATGTACGGCTTTCTCATAGGCAGAGAGTTTTACTTCCGAGCTAACTTCAATGTTACCCACTACTGCTACTCCTAAAGAGTGTTGTGCTGTGTTGTTGGAGCTAATTGTAGTGGGTGACAAATGGGAAAGCAATAGGTTCCACAAAAAATTCGACGTTTTTGTGACAATGCTAAAATGATGGCCATAGAGAATGCCTATTGCTTTCCCAAGGCGAAAAAAAGGGCCATCACTGGCCCTTGAAGCATTCCATTACTTTCGAGGTTAGCCCACCATAAGGGGTTTAGCCTTGACAGCATCTTCCCTTGCTTCAGCATAGTGAGGAAAGTCATTGACTTCCATCTCATACAGTTTGGTTACTCGGTACTTACCGTCCATCTTCTGAATCTGACTGACGGCCCGATTATCCTTGTAGACAATGCGTACATCAGGGGAATTCTTGGCGAACTTGACGATAGTGCTCATGGTGCCTCTCCTAGTCATCTCGGTTGAGATATGTTGTGAGGCAAGAGTAAAGCCCCATTCGTCGGGAGTCAACACCAACACACTACCGTTCGTCGGGTTTTGATCTAGGTCATCATCTTTAGAAAATTCAACACCTCTTCTATATTGTCTGCGAGTTTTTCCCTAACCTCTTCGTTTTCTGTTGACAACCTCATACAGACTCTATCCAAACTCCAATCGGCTGATATAAAGTATGGTGTTAGGGTGGTGGAATTTCCATCAGCCTTCCTTTGGAGGATGTAACCAACTACATCGGTCTTATTGCTACCATCAACTACAACATATTTTATTTCTGAAACATCTGTCGAGAAGTTCCCTACGAAATCTTTAATTATTACACCTTCATACATCTCAGTAAAATAATCACAAGGGTTATTCCACGCCACATCAACCACCACTAATTAAAGAAAGGAAATTTTTAACTTCTTTCCAATTTTTTATAAGAGATAGCATTTCTTCGTGATCAAGGGATGCTGCCAACACCATTATTCTATCAAGATCATGATCCATGCTTAAGTAAAACCCTCCGTTGCGCCGATCTTCATGAGGGCTATAAACTCTTATCATCTCTCCCTGAGTATTGCTGTGAATTTCAATCCCTGAATCAAAAACATCAAAAAGTTGGCGAAAATCTTCACCTTTATTAATCAACTTTAAATCTTGAGAGTTAAGGTGTTCAGATAAAGATGATACCAAATCAGAAGCTTTTTTAAAAGCAAATGATGACATTTAATCTTCCTTTGATTGCCACATATCTTTACGGCTTTTCCGTTGATCACGGAATTGGCGGTGTTGCTTGCGCTGCTCCTTTTTAGCCTCTTCATATTCACGATCAGAATCGAATTGTTTGGCGAAAAGTTGCTTGCTCATAAAATCTCCTAATGTTGTGTTCGGTATTATTGCCTTTGGTAGGATCGGGGATTAATCCCTCTTCTCTGGCGACCATTCTAGCTGGAAAAAATTTCGTGTCAACAGGATTTTTTTTTCTTAGAGAAAATTATTTTTCTTTCATTCCTCCATCAGAATGTTGAGCTGTCTAGTGCAGCTCGCTCCCATATTTCTGCCCAATGTGAGCCATCGAAGCAAAGATGAAAGCTTTGTTTTTAAGCCACTTATCTGCGCTTGACATTTATTTCTCCACAATCCGTACACAGAAACCGCCGTAGTAACCATTGTGCTCATTATGACATACTAACTGGATAACACCTTTGCTTGTAAAGATGTTGCAATATTCTGTTTCGTGGACTTCATAACCATCTTCATCATCACCACCAGCAACAATTTGAACAAATCTCAGAAATGCACCCTCATGAAATTCAAAATCACCCTCATCTTCACAGTGCATGTAACGGTGTTCACAACAGCTTTGTCCATGATCGCTGATAGTGATTTCCCTTCCAGATTCGAAGGAGATTAGAAGTTCGTCTCCGTCCATTATAATTTTTGCGATTGGATCGTCTGAGAAGGAGTTTAAAAGAGTTACCTCTTCTTCATCAACACCCTCATTCCCATAGAAAACTGCATCAACATTTTTAAAATCTTCCACTACTCCCTCCCATTAGATATACAAATCAGGCTGTTCCATCTCGAAGAATTTCTTCATATCATCAGGAACCTGTTCAATGTTTTTAGGGTATTTCTTTCCAAACATACCACGCTTACGAAGCTCTGCCTTAATCTCTACACGTTTGTGGTAGTGTTCATTCTTGATCATAAGCACTTTCATAGTGTTCCCCAGAAATCCCATCTGCCACCCATTTTACACGAGTTTTCTGGTGAGTCAAGAAAAATTTTTCGCAAGTATAGCTTGACAGCATCACGCACATACATTACCATTGTGGCATAACTAGCTCATCGGAGGATTTATGACATTCTCACCTAAAAACGCAGGAAAAGAAACACAACGTCCAAAGATTATCTGTGAGTTTGCGATCAGTATGCAGTGGGACGGGCTCAAAGCTGTACCATACGATCACGCACAGCATAGATTTTATTTCAAGTGGCCTTTCAGTGTTCAACTACCAAACACAGTGCTCAATGCGAATGGAATACCTACGGATTATGGCGTTGCAGCATTTCACGTTGCCTTTGGATTCGGGCAAAGAATGAAAGTTCTGAAGGAGAACGGCTGGCACAACTCTGGACCAATCGTGGAAAAGCGTTGCTTCCTTTTCTCTAAAAAGAGAGATGACGGCAGTGGTACAAACAAACAAATCTCCATCGCTCTCGGTTGGGATGGTAATGTTTTCCTTTGGGTGAACAGTCCAAAGGACAAGGAAGATATCATAGAACAATTAATTAATATGGTAGAAATGATTAATTATTAATATATTATTAATATAATAATTATATATAACTAATAAAAGCTCTTTAGGGTAGCATACAAGAGTGTACTTGTCAAGCCTCCACTGAAAAATAATTTCTCTTGACTCCCTGAAATTTTCCTGTATGATTAGTGTCATTGAAATTTTTGGAGGTGTTGTGATGAAAATTGAACAGCTGAGCAGGTTTGCAAAGCTCTCATATCAGGGTACGCAGGAGCAGCTAAAGGCAATGCTTGTCGATAGTCGGCTTGTGTTTCAAGATGAGTCAGGTGCATTCCTTGTTCGTGTACCTGATGAACAGGCTCTTGAGCAATTGTTGAGTATCTTAAATATGGTTGATAGTGGAAGCGATAACTGATTTCAGCGAGGTGTGCATTGAGTAAATTTTTGTATGATGTCGTTCATGTAGTTGATGAAGACGGTACAGCAAATCTAATGACAATGAGGGGTATGGTCCTTCCCAAGGAAGTCCTAAATATTGCAAATATTCTCGGTATAGAATGCAATGAGACTGACCATCTTGGATGGAAAGATATCAACACTATTGAGAGTATTGTAAAGCAATGCCCTGCATTAGGTATTAAAGTGGTGACTGTCCATATTGGAAGTTTAAGGAAAGATTTGGACGACTTGGGAGATTTGAGTGACGATTCAATAAGATTAAACAATTTAGAAGTTTTGCTGCAAAGATATTTGCAAGGAGATTAAGTGTAAAATGAATGAAATTATAGTGTATCTATTCGACAGTGATGGTAATGAAATCATGGCCATTGCACAATATAATGTAGAATACCCTAGAGATTTTAAGGTGTTGAATGCTCGTGTTCTTGTTAACTTTGAGTGGGTTGAAATTAATAATTTAGAGATGTTGCAGGCGCAATACGCCAATGACATTCTTCGTCAAATCAATTCGAACGTTGAGAAGATGAGATGAGATTGGTAGTTCTTATACTAATCTTCTGCTTCTATGTTATTATTACTACTGGAGTTCAGGCATCCAAACCTAGAGTTAAGGAGTGGCATTCAAGTGAATTTTTCATCGATGCCCTTTCTTATACAAACTCCCCCACTACCAAGAAAAGATGGGAACTCTGCGATCAATCGAAAGACTGTAAGAAATTGGCAGAAGCTATTTATTTTGAGGCAAGGGGTGAAGGTTGGGTGGGTATGGTTGCAGTTGGCCATGTAATCATGAACCGAGTAAAATCTAAGAAATATAGGAACAGTGTTAAGGATGTTATTGAGCGTCCTTACCAGTTTTCCTATATCAAAGAAGTTAAAAATAAAACTATAAGAGAACCAGTAGCTTATAGGAAATGTCTATCAGCTGCTTATAGTGTGATGTCCGGTGCTTCAAAGGATAACACCAAAGGTGCAACACACTATTTTAAAAAATCCATGCCGCGCTACCCGAAATGGTCAAGGTCGCTTGAACGTACCGTGGCAATTAACAATCACTTATTTTTTAGGGGGTAATATGAGCACACAGGACATTATTTTTCACACTTGGTGGGCATTCCACTATGCGCAGTGCTGGTTCTATTCATACGTCTAGTTTTTTTTTTTCAAAAAGGTGTTGACACAGCTTCTAGAGGTGTTATGATTCACCCATCGAAGCAACAAATGCTTCTGATCTAAACCAACTAGAAGACAGGAAGGTCAATCATGGCTAGCGTGAAAGCAGTTAAAGGTGAATTCTCTGAGGTTAACGGAAGCAAGGTCCGAATTGTTCGTGATCTTAGCGGTAACATTCTCGGGACAATCACTAAGACAAGCGAGGGCTACCGTGCAACCCGCGTCAAAGATGGTAAGGTGAGAGTGAAGCCGATGTTGAAAGATGCCTTCAAAACAATTGCTCGTGCCAACTAGGAGGAAAAATGCGTAAACTTGTCAAATTGGTAGTAGTCGATAACATCGTTCCGCACACGAATGCTGATGCTTTGGAATTGGCTATCATCGGTGGTTGGCAGTGTTGCGTCAAGAAGGGTGAATTTAAGCCGGGGGATAGTGGTGTCTATTTTGAAGTGGACAGCATGCTTCCATTGGATGTTGGATTTTTCGAATTCCTGTCCGGCCGGAATGAACGAGAGCATGAGGGACGGAAGTATGCACGAATCAAAACAATGAAACTTCGCGGGGAACTGAGTCAGGGCTTGCTTCTGCCAATCTCTCATTTTGGTGATGTTTTTGGTGAAGCGATTCTTGGTTGGGGTGCTTTGGAAGAGGAAGACAAACTTACTGAAGTTATGCAGGTTGTGAAGTATGAACCTGCTATGCCTGCCTGCTTGGCTGGAAATGCTAAAGGAAGTTTCCCCTCTTTCATTCCGAAAACCGATCAGGAGCGTGTTCAGAATATCAAGCGGGAGTATGAGAAATGTGTTGCTTCTGGGGAACTCTTTGAAGTAACGTACAAACTCGATGGAAGCAGCTTCACAGCTTTCGCCATCAATGAGGGCGATGATTACGAAGAAGGTTTCAACCCTCGCATTGGAGTATGCTCCCGCAATCTGGAATTAAAGATTGATGAGAATGAGGGTAATGCTTTTGTTCAGACTCTCAAAAATTACAGTCTCGATGTTAAACTTCACGACTATCTGTATGAACAAGAGCGTCAAATTGCAATCCAGGGTGAGATGGTTGGCCCCGGCATTCAAAAGAACTTTGAAGGTCTTGAAAGTGTTCAGTTGTACATTTACAATATCTTTGATATCGACAAACAGGAGTATCTGCTTCCGAATGAAGCTCGGATGATTTGTGAAGAGCTTGATCTGGACTACGTGCCACTGTTTGATTCTCCAATGCGTCTCCCTGAGACAATCGAGGAAGTGATTGCAATGGCTGACGGTGAAAGTGGCCTTAACGGTAAATATCGTGAGGGGCTGGTGTTCAAAAGCTTGGAACGGGATTTCTCCTTTAAGGTGATTTCCAATAAATACCTTCTGAAGGAGGAATGATGGGAAAGCTTGAAAAGTTTAAATACATCATGCTATACTGCTTCGCATGTGTTTCTAAAGGCTTGATTCACAAGTATTGTGCTGAATGGGATAAACAGCTAAATTACCTACTTGACACTTATGCAGAGACATCGGAGAATGTAGGCTTCACTCTGAAACTTGGGGATTTTAAGGTGTGGGTAGGACACTTCCCTTACGCGACTGGCTCTTTGTTTACTACAGGAGCACTCCGTACAGAATGGAATACTCGTCGTCGTCCATCATTAAACACGATGTTACGGGTGATTGAAGTTTACAAAACAAACTCTTAAATAAAAGTTGCAACAGTAAAAGAAACAGTTTAAAATTAGGGCTTCAGAATAAGCCACACTTAAAATCAAAATGGAGGAAAACTAATGCTCAAGCTCACTATGTCTCAACTGAAGAACCTTCTGCCGATCTACATCAAGGCAAACACTCCTGTAATGATCTGGGGTGGTCCGGGCGAAGGTAAATCCGGTTTGGTGAAAAGTGTTGTTGAGAAAATCGGAGCTGATCTGCAAGACTTCCGTCTGCTGATGCGTGATGCCGTTGATGTTCATGGTCTGCCTGATAAAAATGAAGATGGTCGCATGGTTTGGTCCTATCCGAAAGAGATGCCACTGGCGTCCGATAAGATCGAGAAAACCCGCGTAATGTTCCTTGATGAACTTCCGGCAGCACCTACTAACGTTCAAACTGTCGCATACCAAATGCTGCATGAACGTGCAATTGATGACACGCCTCTGCATGAGAATGTTCGTTTCGTGGCTGCTGGCAACCGTGAGCGTGATGGTGCTGTTTCCAACCGCATGCCCACGCCTCTGGCAAACCGCATGGCTCACTTCGATGTTGAAGCAGATGTCAATAGCTGGCTGAGCTGGGCACACGGTGCTGGTCAGAACCCGTATGTTCTGGCTCACATTGAAAACAGCCCGCAAGACCTACGAGTTGCCGATATCAAGGAATACACCACCAATAAGGCGTTCCGTTCGCCTCGTGCTTGGGAATACACCAGCAATGTTCTGAAAATTGCATTGCAAGGGAACGATGGGACTATCTCTGATGGTGACATCTCAATGATGGAAGATATTGTTGCATCTTTCGTAGGTGCTCCAACTGCTGCAAACTTCCGTGGTTATATCGAGGTAGGAGCGAAGCTTCCGAAGCCTCGGGAAATTCTGGAAGGTAGTGTGAAAGCCAAGCGTTTTGAGCTGCATGAGCAATTCTTCATTTCGTGTGGTGTTCTTGCTCAACTGGCAGAAAACCGGAAGTTGGTAGAGGTGCGTGGGGTTTCTGATTATCAGAATGATCCTGAGTTTATGAAAGGTGTTGACAATGCTCTGGGTTTTGTTAAGGATAGTTTTGATGCCGAAACTCTGGCATCTTTCCTGAGCCGCTTCGTCAACCGCGACTTCTACGGCTTCCATTTCTCCAGTCAAAGTGCTGTACAGAAAGCATGGGCACAATCTGTATTTGGCGGTAAAGAAGGTCATAGCCGACTCATCTTCGCAAGCTAATAAAAATTAATCCAACTAGGGCACCGAATGGTGCCCTTTCTCTCTGGAGGGAAAATGTCTAAGAATTTCACTGCTGCTGAAAAACTCACAATTGCCCGGATCGCGCTTGGTAAGCGTTTTCCTTTTTACAGTTTTCTAGCTCTTCGCCTGAAACTGAAAGAAGTTTCGGAGATTCCAACAGCGGGTGTTGATGGTAAAGGCACTATGTACTACAACCCCGAATTCATTGATGGTCTCACTACAGACGAGATTGTTTGGTTGTGGGGTCATGAAATCGGCCATCTTGTTTTTGAACACGTTGCACTGAAAGGTAAACGCAACCACACCCTCTGGAACATGGCAGGCGACTATGCAATCAATCTTCTTCTTGAAAAGGATGGTGTTGGTAAGCGTATTAAAGATGTTCTTTACGATACCAAGTATGAGGATTGGACGGCTGCTGCAATTTATGAAGACCTCTTGAAAGATGCGGAAGCGAATGCTCAGAAGTATGGGGAGGCAACCGGCGCTGACGACCATTCGATGTGGGGAGACCTCACTGAAGAAGAACAAGCCAAGGTTAGTAAGCAGTGGCGTCAAGCTGCTGTTGCAGCCGCCCATGCTGCAAAGCAGGCAGGTGGGCAGGTTCCAGAGGCATTCCGTGACCTGATTTCTGATCTTACCGAGACAAAGATTCGTTGGGAGGATATTGTTCGTGAGCGTATCCGTTCTTTCAACAAGGAAGAAATTAGTTGGAGCCGGGTAAACCGTCGCCGCCAGTTGGGTGAATTCAACTACCCCGGAAAGAAGCCCGGCGAAAAAGTTAAGTTTATGGTGGCTATTGACGTGTCTGGTAGTTTCTCTCAAGAAGATGTCACTAAGGCAATGTCTGAGGTATATGGTGCCACTCGTGAATTCAATGAAGTGACTGTTGATGTAATTCAATGGGACACTCGGGTGTATGGTGAAAAGCAATTTACTCAAGATAATGCAGATGAGATGGTTGGATACCAGATTGAGGGTGGTGGTGGTACTGATTTTAACTGTGTGATTGACTACCTTCGTGATAATCATATCGAACCGTCTCAATTGTTTGTATTCACTGACCTCTATTTCAGTTACATGCCTGATCCCGGCATTTGCCCAACTACATTTATTGCAGTTGGGAATGATGCAGAGGGGCCGTATGGCGAAACTGTTAAATATGAATAAGAGGATTTAAATATGACAAATTTTCTCCTGAAAAACGTTCTTGATGACGATACTGGCTCATCAACATACTCAGACACTTTTAACCAAATCTTCGTTGATATTTCAGGGGAAAATTTCTCAATAAATAAGAATATACTAATGAGTGTTTCTAATAGAATCTCTTGGGTAGCTGAAATGACTATGCCAGAGAAGTTCGGAGAAGACAGACACTTCATAGTTTATATGAAGCTTGAAGAAGCTGAAACTTTCCAGAATCTCTGCTTAGCAGTTGGTGCAAAATTAGAAGTTATAGATTTTCTCGAAAAAGAAAAATATCCCATAGAAGTTAGAGAACTTATAGACACCTATTGGGAAATAAGTGATGAAGGTGTTTGCAGGTTTCTCAATAATCTTGTATATGAGGGGGCCATTGGTGGATAATCTTTTTATTGTTATGAGAATGGAAGATGCCGATAAAACATCAAATTTTGAAAACGTCATTATCATTAAGGGCACTGAGTGCTTAGAGATTGTCTCTAATGTTTGTAAAACTCTCGATATCTACAAAGACTTTTCAAAAGAAGATGATGGTAATTGTGATGGAATTGGGGAGGGACTAGAATACCTCATGACGGATGATGAGGTATTGTTGATTGAAACTGTGTTAAGCACCAGTGCAATTGAAACATATCATTTTGATATGGAAGACATTTCCTATTTCAAGAAGGTGGATCAAAGAGATTTAAACAAGGATATTCGTTTGAAATCTCTTTGTGACTTCATTGAGCAAAAACAGGGGAGTAAAGGAGGGTAGATGGGTGGGGTGATTGGGCGAGAGCAGTGCCCAAAGTGTGCTGAAGGTGGTGGAGACAGAAGCAAGAACAACTTAGCCCGCTACTCCGACGGAGGCGGGCATTGTTTTGTCTGTAACTATCATGAGTTTGCAAACAGTAAGAATCGTGTGAGGGAGGAAAAAGTGGCGACTGAGAAGGTAGGAATTGAAGTTTACCATTCCTTACCTTATGGTGAAGTTCATGGCGTTTCAAAAGAAACTTGTCAGAAATACGGAATCAAGGTAAGTGTCAATGAAGAGACAGGAAGAGTTGAGAGTGTATACTACCCTTACTACTCAGAAGATGGTAAACTAGTAGCTGCAAAGGTGAGGAAACTCGCAACAAAAGAGTTTCACTGGATTGGTAGTCCAAGTAAAGCCACACTCTTTGGCCAACAAACCATTGGCCAAGGGGGTCAGATGGTGATCATCACTGAAGGAGAAAAGGATGCTCTCGCTCTGAGTGAGATGTATCGACTTTCCGGTAAAAATTATCGAGTAGTTTCCATCAAGGATGGTGCTTCTCTCCCACGAGCAGGGGAGAAGTTGCCAAAACCTGACATCACTGTTGCCACAAACTTGGACCTCCTGTCTAAGTTCAACCATGTAATTGTCGCAATGGACAAAGACAAGGCGGGTGAAGCAACAGCTAATATGATTGCGGAGATGGTGGCTCCAGTAACTAGTGTGAAAATCCTAGATTACCCCGATGGGTACAAGGATGCTCACGAGTGTTTTGAGGGTGTGTTTGATTCTTCAGGAGAACAACTTAAACCAGCGATCCCGCGAGCCGCTCTAACATGGCTCCAGAACGCTCGTGATTTCGTTCCTGAAGCGATTTACAATGGTAGTGATATCGCCCTAGAGGACTTGATGACACCACTTGCTCCCGGTGCTCCTATCCCGTTTCAGGGGTTGCAGGAGAAGATGCACGGGCTTCGTAAAGGCGAGTTGACAACTATCTGTGCGGCATCCGGGGCTGGTAAGAGTACGCTTACACGAGAGCTTGCTTATTCACTTGTGAAGAGTGGCCACCGTGTAGCAAACATCTTCCTCGAAGAGACGATGGAGAAAACCGCCCAAAGCTTCATTGCTCTGGATAATAACATCCCACTGGCTCGTTTGCGTGCAATGCCTAATTCGATTGCTCCAGATGATTACAAGCGGAGTTATGAAGAACTTGTAGCTAATGGTCGCAACTTCTTCTTTAAGCACTTTGGTAGCTTAGACAGTGACTTGTTGTTGAATAAAATGCGCTACTTTGCTCAGGCTCAGCAGTGTGATTTTATTTTCCTAGACCACTTGTCGATGGTTGTAAGCGCGAGCGATGAGGGGAATGATGAGCGTAAATTGCTAGACAAGATTTGTACTAAGCTGGCGGCGTTCTGTACTGAGACTGGTGTTGGTGTGATTATGGTTGTTCACCTTCGTAAGACAGGAAACAACCAACAGAGCGCTTCACAGGGCGGCATGATTACGCTAGACGATCTTCGTGGCTCTGGTGGTATTGCTCAGCTGTCTTTCAACGTTGTAGCTGCTCTACGGGACACTACGGCTGTGGATGATGGGAAGGCCAACATTGTTCAACTTTGGGTTTTGAAAAACCGAGAATGGGGCAGCACAGGGATGGCCGGTAGGCTTGTCTATGATCGACAAACAGGACGGTTAAAAGAACTGCCTGATTTTTAAGGAGGTAATGTGAAACTGAATGGGTTTGTACTAGACGTTGAGGCTAATGGGTTTTACTTCCAGTCAACCCTGATGTGGATTATTCACCTGCGAGATTTGTATACTGGAGAGAAGTTGTCTATTTATCCATTTAAGGATGTGGCTGCGCCTCTCCAATTCGATCAGTGGATGAATAAATACACCAACCCCTTGGTGGTATTTCATAATGGATTGGGGTATGATATTTTCGCAATGCGGAAACATCTAGGAATCAACTTCACCGTTGGACCGGATACAATCAATGAAAAACCTGTAAGGTTTGTAGACACTTTTTACCTATCAATGTTTCTAAACCCTGATCGTCAAGGTCATGGTATTGAGCCGTGGGGTGAACGTCTTGGGTTGCAGAAAATTGACTGGCGTGGTGAAGCAATTAAGCTTGGCTTGATTGATAAGAATGCTCCAGATGGGGCAGAGTTTATGCAGTGGCATCCTCAGATGGGTGTATACTGTGAACGAGACGTAGAAGTTAACGTAAGAGTGTTTCTTGCACTTCTTGATGAATGGCGAGATGCTTACGGAGAATGGACTGAAACACTCCCACAACATTTTAAGTGTGGGCAGAAGAGTTTCTATCTCATGTCCTGTCAGGCTCTTTGTGGGTGGAAGTTTGATAAAGAGAAAGCTCTAGCTCTCAAGGAGAGGATTGCTGTAATGATGGAAGAGATTCGGGCTGCCACTGAGCCGAAGCTTCCACCTCGCCCACTTAAAAAGGGTGAACAAAATAATTTCACAATCCCTGCAAAACCTTGGAAAAAAGATGGAACATTCTCTTCTCATATGCTAAACTTTATAGAGAAGCATAATGCTGAAGTGATTGACAGCCACAATATCCGCGTATACGGAATGGATGTGGAAATCGAGAGCAGGAAGATTCTCGATGTTAAGGTGCCTATGGAAATGGGCAACCAAGACGATATGAAGGAATGGTTTTTGGAAATGGGCTGGGAGCCTGTATTCTGGAACTACAAGAAGGGACCGGATGGGAAACCGGAGAGGGATAGTCGCAGACAATTAATCCCAACATCGCCAAAGATTCAGGAGCAAGGGAAAATTTGTCCCAACCTGCTTGCGATGGAAGGTGATATTGTTAAAGATGTTGTGAAGTGGCTGAGCTTGCGAAACCGAGCTGCTGTGTTGGAAAGTTGGATTAATAACCCTCGTCTAGAAATGGACGGTAGACTCCCAACAGACAGGACAGGTATTGCAGCAACACACAGACAGAAGCACAAGATCGTTGTGAACGTTCCAAAAGCCTCTGAGAAAGTATTGCTTGGTAAGGAGTTCAGGGAACTGTTTACCAGCGAGGAAGGCTTCAAAATTGCTGCTGGTGACGCGGCAGCACTTGAGGGAAGGGTACAGGGCCACTATACGTTTAAGTACGATGGTGGAGCCACTGCGAAGGAATTGCTTGAGGGTGATCCACACTCTAAGAACGTTGTTGCGTTCTATTGGGATGATGAGCCGGTGTTGCATCAATTTAATATTAATGATCCTGCATTTGATAAGGAACATCCGATATTCAAACCATTCCGTGACAGGAGTAAAAACGGTTAATTTAGCCCGCTAACTGAGTAATCAGTTAGATGAATTGTGTGAATTCAGGGGAAGTCTTAATAGGTAGTGCTAAAGATAATCCTGAGCCAAGCCAAATAGCGTATTGCCTTTATGGGAGGTGGTATGCACATAGTTAGAAGTAATAAAAAGCAGGAAGAACAAACTGCTTCACCGGACAAGTACCCACAAGGTAGGTTCAATGAGAAGCCTTGTAGAGAGTGTAAGGAGATTTACTCACCTAAAGCTCCATCACACCTGTACTGCTCGGATGATTGCGCGGATAATGGTACGACTAGGAATTATCTCAGGAAAAATTATGGGATAACTTTAGAAGAGTATAAAGAGATGGTTGTAAATTCTGGTGGTAAGTGTAATATTTGTGGAGATGTTGGTTTTACGATGAACCGTAATCAGCGTTCCCCGCTTGTGATTGACCACTGCCACGCAACAGGAAAGGTTAGAGGGCTTCTTTGTCACAATTGCAACAGAGCACTCGGACTGTTTAAAGACAACATTCAAACATTAGAAACCGCAATACGCTATCTGGAAGGTGCAACGACTATCCCGCAAGGGAGTACACTGGAGTCAGTGGAAGCGCACAACACCCTTCAATAAGGGTGATGATATAGTCTGATCTTTATGGAAACATAGAGCAGCTTGAATAAAGCGGGGAGAGCTTAACGAACTCTCCTGAACATAAATGTATTATGCAACGATGTATGGTTGTAGTGGACCGAAGCTTGCCAAAACCCTTGGTTTGCCAGAGTTTAAAGGAGATATTCTTCTGGAGAGGTTTTGGGATGTAAACCCTGGCACCAAGGAATTGAAAGATAACTTGGAAAGCTTTTGGAATACTAAGGGCCAGAAGAAGTGGCTACCTGCAATTGATGGAAGACGTTTGATTACGCGCAAGAAGAGCGCATTGTTGAACACAATCTTCCAAAGTTGTGGTGGTATTGCAATGGATTATGCTTGCTGTTTCATGGATAAGTGGCTTGGCCCGATGTATTGGGATCGCTATGGCCGTCCTTTCTACAAGTATAAAGGGTGTGTTGTTCGCCGTATTGGCTACTACCACGATGAATTGGAATTCGAATGTGAAGAGCCAGTTGCAGAGGAAGTTTCCAAGATGATTGAGAAAGCAATCACCAAAGCTGGAGAATTCTTAAAACTTGAGATTCCTTTGGCCGGTGAAGGTAAGACCGGGAAGACGTGGAAAGACGTTCACTGATTTTTTTTTTGGTAAGTTGAATTTATAGTTTGACTTACCAAAAATTTCCTGTATAATAGGTGTCCTACGGAGAAAGAGAATGAAATATTCTGAAGGTGATGTTGTAAAAATCTATGCAGCTGTTCATCAGATTGATGGGGATGGAATTCAACTGAGCATCCACGGAGAAACACTTGAGTGGTGGTTTTCAGAGGAAGCGATCTCTAGACTAGAGATTGAGGCTGATCCAGAATCCTACAAAGCCCGTGAAAAAACGTATCTCAAGAAACAACTTGAGATAATCCAAAAACGTCTGGAGGAATTGGATGAAGAAGATTGAAACTAAAACTGCATGGGCAGTGATTAATGCGGATGGTGAAATCATCTGTTTTGAACGTAATCGGAAAGATGCACGGGAAGTTAAGCGTGAGATTGAAGAAGACTTCAACAGCAAAGTGAAACTCACTATTGCTAAGTTTGATTTCGCTGGTTTCAAGCGCTAATGTACACAAAAGCTGTCAAATATAGAGATGTATGGCTAGCTCCCGGTTCTGAAGCATATTCTCTGTATGGGGCTAAAGACTGGAAGAAGTTAGATGCTCTTCTAAAACAGACAGATACTGCAAAAAGGAAATTGGAGGGTAAATGAAGAAGTTTAATGCTAAGCGTCAAAAAGGTGCTGTGAAAGCAGCACAATCCCGTTGGCAAGGATTGGCAAAGATTTTGAATCTTTGTGCCCGTGCCCAACACACTGCAAATGTTTCATCTGTTGTAGATTCTTTCCACGCAGTTGATTTGCTTGCTCATCAGAAGAACATTTGATTACGCCATCTGTAAATGGTTAACTTAATTTAGGAGAAATAAGTAATGGCTTTTAAACCAAAAACCGGCAACACCAATACCAATAATGCTGGCAAGCGCGACAGCAATATGAAGTTCCCTGAGCCTAAAGCAGGCAACCGCCCTGCTCGCGTCTCGCTGATTGTAGACCTTGGCCTGCAAGAACGTAAGGACTTCGAAGACCCTATTACTAAAGAGCTTAAGCCTCAGAAGCCAGCAGACCAGATTGCAATCTTCCTTGATCTTACAAATGATGTTGTAGATTATGGTGGAACGATTGGTATGCAACCATATCGACTGATGCTCAATAAGAGTTTCGCTGGTGAGGTTGAGGGTATCAATTTTGGTATTGGTCCGGTTCGTGATCCACAAGGTCAGCCAATCCAAGGCCGTCCGTGGAACTATCACCCAATGTCGATTATCACTAAGTTGGCAAAGGCCGCTAAGTGTACTCCGATTCTGGAAGGTAGTAACCTTGATCTTGAACAGCTTCTCAACCAGCCGATGATGGCGATGGTTGAAGTGAAGAAGACCGAGGACAAGAACGGTAAGAAGGATGAAAACGGGAAAGTTATCACCTACACCAATGTGAATTTCCGTGGTGTAAGTGAGCTGCCGGAGATGCCGGATGGCAGTGCATGGCCTGTCCCTGAACTACAGAATGCACCCCGCGTAATCTCTTTTGACAACGCCACCGCCGAAGACATCAAGTTCATTCGTCGAGACATTCTGAAGAAAATCAAACTGGCCCTTAACTATGAGGGTAGTCAGATTCAGAAGGCAATTCAGGAATTTGAGGCATCGCAACCGGGCAATTATGTCAACAATGATAAGCCGGTTGTTAATAAGAAGGCAGAGGTAGAGGAATCACCAATGCCAGACTATGACAGCTTCGATGATGACACACCGTTTTAAGTGATGGGTGCTGGGGCTGGAAACAGCCCCTTTCTAAAAGGAGGAAATTTTGGAAAAACTATATGACGTTACGATTGAAAAACTGAAAGAGGCCATCAACGAAGGTAATCTTGATGCTGCTGAAGTTTATAGTCGAATTCTTCAACGCATCGCTCCAATTGTTGCAATCAAGTAAGGAGGAATGATGGCATTTCGTTCTGGGGGTTTTCGTTCTTTCAGCAGCAGTCGAAGCTTCTCTACTTCAAGTGGGCGAAGCTACGCAATCAAGAGTCCTAAAGTAAGTAGTCCTGCAAAGGCCTATAAGAGCTATCCTAAGCCCACTTATGGTGGAGGATATGCGAAGGATAGCTTCGGGCGAGATATCGTTCAAGGAGCTGCTGTAGGAGCTGCTACAGGCATTGGCGCTGGTGTTGGTATGGGTGTTGTAAACAACCTGATGAATCCAACTCCACAAGTGGTTTATAGTGGGGTTGCTCCACAAGTAGCGAATCAGCCGTTGCAGACATATACACAACAACCGGCCCAAACATACCAACAAGTACCATACCAAGACAATAGTTGGTCTTTCAGTAGCGTACTTCTGACAATCACTATCCTAAGTGTCGGTGGCTGGCTGATTTTTAAGAAATTGGGAGATAAGATTTGAAAGTAAATGAGTTAATTGATCTGCTTAAAAGTTACCCAGAAGAGGCTGAAGTGAAGCTTCTAGTTGTTGAGGATCGTGAGGATCAGTCCTCACTTCTTCATGAACTAGAAATTAGTGATATTTTTATGGCTGTTTCAGAGAATTGCGAATCTGAAACTGAAGTTGTTTTCATTGCATAATTGATATAGGAGATTTATAAATGACTGATATGACTAAACTGGAAAACTATGTAAACGAAGTGAAAGTTGGTATGCTGCGTCGTAAAGATGCTACTTCCTTTATTCGTGATGTAATGGAAGCTGCCAAGGCAGATGGCTTCAAGCCAAAAGAGATTCGTAATCTAGCTAAACTTGCTCTGTCCGTTGACGCAGCAGAACAAAAAGCCGAAATGGCTGAGCTGCTCGATAAAGCTGAAGCTCTTAATATCTAATTAGAAATGTTTAATGGCTGGGACCGGGCAGAAGAAATTCTCCCCGCTCCCAGCTTTTTGTTTTGGGGGTATTATGAAACGAACACTCTATATTGATGCAGACACGGTTTTGTATTCCAGTGCTGCACAACAGCAAAAGAACAATTGCCTTGCGAAACATATAAGTGGTGAAGAGAAAATTTGGGAAAGTAAGACAGAATTCAATTCTTGGGCTTCAGAAAACAATATTGACAAGAGCGAGTACACTTTCGAAGTGGTTAGTAAGTTAGTTGGTGTCCCTGCCTTTGCTTTCCAATCCATTCGTCAGAAAATTGAAAAAATTGTTTATGCGTCTGGGTGCGATGAATATTATGTCTGTATCCAAGGGAGTGGTAATTTCAGAAATGATTATGTCACTCCACATGTTGAGTATAAGGGTCATCGAGTAGCAAAGCCTATCCTGTTCAACGAGTGCTTTGATTACACAAAGAAGAAGTGGGGTGATAATTGTATTATCTCTTCAGGAATTGAGACGGATGATTTTGTGGTGACTAAAGGGTGGGAATCCTACAATATGGGCGTTGCTAAGCGTGATCGAGATGCCTGCCCATATGTGATTGCATATGTTGATAAAGACATTATTGCAAACTCCCGAGGATGGCATCTAAATTACAATAAACTAGAAAATGGCGTGTTTTGGGTAGATGGGCTTACACAGTCGAGAAATTTCTTCACTCAAGTGTTGATTGGTGACACAGCTGATAACATTCCCGGCATTGTTGAATTGAGTGATGATATCAAGAAGAAGTGGGGAATCCGTACAAAAGGCTGTGGGCCTGCCAGCGCAAAGAAAATCCTTGGACAATGCAAGACAGAGGCCGAAATGGCAACTAACGTTGTAGAGGCTTATAGAAGCTCTTGGCCTAATGATTGGTATTCCCGCCTGAGAGACAATTGTTTCTTTCTCTACTTGCAGCGCGAGGAAGGTGAAATCTTCGATGTTGATAAATTCTTTGGGCAGTATGGAGTGGTGTTGTAATGAAACCTGCAAGGAAAATTAAAACTATGTGGGCGACTTGGGGGTTAAAGGATGGTACTCCAGTCCGTGATCTGGTTGCAGACATTTTGAAACTCTTAGAAGAACATGGAGACTCCTTAACTGTTGATGGATATTTTGATATTGATCTAAAATATGAACGTTTGGAAAACGATACTGAATATAATAATCGGATCAATTATGAGGCTAGAGAAATTGATCGAGAAAAGAATCTACTAAAAATTCTTTTAGATAAATATGGATTACCCACGGAGGATTTGAAAAATGGATGAAGATTACAAGCAACGTAAGCAAAGGTGTGAATATGTCGATGTAGCCTCTGAATTTAATGGTGTCTCTCTGTCAGACCTCGTATCTAACGTTTATATGTTGTTCGAGAGGTATGGTGGCGACGCCCAACTAGATATTACCACCGATGATGGCAGTGATGAATGTGAAATAGAACTTTGCTATTATCGTTGGGAAACTGATGATGAGATGGAAAAGCGAATTTCTTATAAAGAAAAACAGAGGGCTCTAGAAGAAGCTCGCCGTGCGAGGCAGGAGGCTGAAGACGCCCAGCGCAAAATGATAGAAGAAAGAGAAGAGCGTTTGCTTCTAAAAAGACTCAGGGAGAAATATGGAGAGTAATATTTGGGATAAATACCCGGAAATCTGGAAAACCCAAGCATCCTTTTTCTCTTGGATGAGGGGAGGGATACGTCGATCCCTCTGGAGCAAACACCCTGTGAAGTTAGAGTTCCTTAAGAAGAATCGTATAAAGATTCCTAATCCAAATCCAAGAGGTAAAGTGAAAACGGTTTGGGGCGGTGAGTGTGTTCTTTGCCTGAAAACCCTCCCACTCAATCAGATTGAAGTGGATCATAAGAAAGGAAACCTCTCGTTGAATTGTGTAAGTGATATTCAATCTTTTATCGAGGGGATCGTTCTTATTACTGAGGACGATCTGCAACTTTGCTGTAAAGCCTGTCATAAGGCAAAGAGCTATAGTGAAAAGCAGGGAATGTCTTTCAAAGAGGCTTTGATTGAAAAACAAATTATCCAGATTATTAAAGATAAGAAAGATAAAGAGTGGTTGATTGCAGAAGGAGTTTTACCTGAGTCAAACGCCAAGAAACGTAGAGCGCAGATTAGGAAAATAATGGAGGGAATGTTATGACTGATTTGAAAATGGTCGAGATAAGTGTTGTAACTGAAACTGAGGCTGTTGCCTATCCGGTGTTTGGAAGGGTGTCAACATCAAGCGCCCACAACATGATTGCTGGTGGTGTAAACAATGGGTACAAAACTATTGTGAAGAAAGCAGTTTATGGTCCATTTGAACACATCGACGTTTATGGAACTGTAATTGTTGCAAAGAAAAATGGCTGGGCCAGTGACGCGCAGGCCGTAATCCAACTTCCACAAGGAGCCTCATATGTAATCAGAGATGCTTCAAGTGATGAAGAGCTTGTCAATCTAGTATCCACGATGAGTAGTGATCAGTTGGAGATTCTGAGGAATTTCATTAAAACAGCAGTATAGGAGGTTAGATGAGTAGAATTTTAGTTATTGGTGACACTCAAGTTAAACCGAACCATGACCTAAGTTACATCAGTCACATTGGCAAATACATTGTTGATAAACGGCCGGAGACAGTTGTCATGATTGGGGATTGGTGGGACTTTGAGTCCCTGTCCTCCTATGATCGTGGAAAGAAGAGTTTTGAGGGTCGTAGATTGCTAGCTGATATTCAAGCAGGTCATGATGGTATGGAGCTTCTTTTTGCTCCACTGAAAACCCTTCAAGATCAACAGAGGCGCTTCAAGAAAAAAGTATACGAACCAAGGCTTGTTTTTTGCATGGGTAATCATGAAGAGCGTGCTGATCGGGTAGCGAATGATATGCCCGAGTTCGAAGGATTTGTAGGAACCGATATGTTAAACCTTGAACAATACGGTTGGGAGGTGTATAATTTTCTTCAACCCGTTGAAATCGAAGGAATTTATTTTGTTCACTATCTTGCAAATCCATTCACGGGTAGGCCATATTCCGGTACAGCAATGTCGATTCTCAAGACGGTTGGGAAAAGCTTTGTTGTAGGACATAAGCAGTGTTTGGACGTAGCCATTCGTCCTACGATTGATAACAAGATGCAGATTGGTATCGTCAATGGGGCCTCTTATCCACATGATGAAAGTTACAAGGGATATCAGGGCAATAACCACTTCCGTGGAATCACTTTGCTAAATGAAGCAGAGGATGGGTTTGCTCTGCCTTGCTTTGTGTCTATGGAATTCCTTGAAAAGAAATACGGAGGTAAAAGTGTGTGAGTGGGAGCCTGTCCATAAGGATGATGATGAGTACAATGATGATGGTTGGGGTCCATTCCCAAGAAAAATTTAAGGAGGTGAGTTGTGGAAGAGCGTATGCACACAGACGATCTATTTCGGTGGATTGCCGATTGGATGGTAGCTAATGACCTTGAGTGTGGAGTCGAAGGTTCTGCTATTTTAAATGAAATTTTTAAACACATTGGGGAGGATGAATGAGTATTTTCTTGGCTTGGGTGATTGTTGGATTTTGTTCTTTCCTGATTCAGCAGCACAATTTCAATAAGGTGTTGCCAAAATACGCCTTTGGTATTCTGGTGGCTGATAAGATTGAAACTCACGGTAAAGGTGAAGCCTACAATCCAGATATGGTTGCGGCTCTAGACTTCTATGTCCGCCTGACGGCTGGCGTTATTAGTATCATCATCGCTCCTTTCACTCTGTACCGGGCACTGATGTCAACTTTTGGTTTTAGACAAGGTAAAATTGAAAAGATTAAAAAGAAAGTTGATGAAATCGTTCGCAAACGTGGGCAACTGATTTTCTAAGGAGGGAATATGATTAAGCGTCTACTCACCATCAGATATATTTGTAAAAAATATAAAGTTGATTATTCACTACTCTCTGTACTTGGAGTTAAATTTTTTAGAAAATCTGATGGCTGGGTAGAGCTTGATGGAGAGGGTGTTCCTGTACGGATTGGTGTAAACCCTTTCATGAAAAACTTCTACGAAACACTTTTACACGAGACTGGACACATTGTTCTTAATCGTTGTGGAAAGAATGGAAGATTTAAAGAAAATTACAAAGTGGACGGACCTGAAGAGCATTCTTGGATATTGAGAGTAGAAGAAGAGGCGTTGGCTAGTAAGTTTGCCATCCGTGTACTTAAAGGTGAGGCTAATGTTCAATACCTTGAAAAATGTTGGCATACCTATACAAGGCATGTCACCACAGCCTATAGAACAAGTCCTGTATTTATGACACTTATTGACACTATTGGTAAGAATTCAAAAATCTTCTGGAGGAACAAATGGTAAAAGTTGCAGCAATTGATTGCGACCAAACTGTAGTGGACTCGGCCTATCCGTGGTATGAGTGGTTGGAGCTGAAAACAAAAGCAGGCTATGAATATAGAGACGTTTGCTCCACCTATAACTTCTCAGATGTGTACGCTGAGATTTGGCGTGATAAGGAAATTAGTGGCCACCCTTATGATTTCTGGCGTGGTAAGAATATCTATGACAATCTATACCCTTTGCCGGGAAGTGTTGAAGCACTCGCAGCTCTGAAAGAACGTGGGTGGGACATTGTGTTTGTTTCCACTATCAAGGGCGATCATCACAAGAGTAAATACAATTTCCTGAAAAAGCATTTTCCATTCATGGATGGGTTCATTGCAACCAAGGAAAAGGGGTATGTGAATGCGCGCCTTGTGATTGATGACAGAAACTCTTGTCTCAATCTCTTTGGAGAAGATGTGATTAAAATTAAGAAAGTGACACCTTTCGACCAAGATGTTGCTTTGAATGGGGATGGAGCTTTTGCATCTTTTAATTATTGGAGTACATTTAAAGCTTACATTAAAAATGGAACATTTGATTTCTAGGAGGAAGAATGCTTGTAGATAAGATGGATCAACAAATTGAAGTTGGACAGTGGGTAATTAAACCTTGGGACGGGTCTTTTGACCTTGGAAAAGTGGTTAAAGTTACTGACCACACGTTCACATATGAGTATACTGATTGGCGTGGAAATAGGAGTACAAGTATTTGTAAGGTGCCTTGGAGATGCCTTGTAATCCCTGAAATCCTCGCAAACTATTGGAGTATTCTGAAATGAGGGTGGTTGGAGTTACAGGGAACAAGAGAAGTGGGAAGGATACGATTGGAAAGATTTTGCAAGAGAAAGGATATCAACCTCTAAGTTTTGCTAAGAAGTTGAAAGATGCTGTTCACAAACATTCTTACGTCCATATTCATACTGTCTCTGGAGGTGATGAGAGTAGACGTGAAGAGGTGGGGAGTGTTATGATTCTGCTCCGGGATATCATTCGAATGGCCAAGTTCCTAGAATTTGATAGGAAACTCTACTACCCTTTCCAGTGCCGATTCCTAGAGGTATTTCAACCCTATGTAAGTATGGAAACTGATCTTGGAGTTTCTTATAAAATGTCCGAGCGTACATACTTACAACTTCTTGGAACTGAAGTGTGTCGCTATTTTAAAGACAGTATTTGGGTTGACTTCATTCGTGATGAAATAGAGAATAATCCAAAGAATAAATATGTAATCACTGACGTTCGCTTTGACAATGAAGCAGAAATGATAACCGCCAATGGCGGTAAAGTTGTTTGTGTAGTGAGGGAGGGGATGGACGGTGATGGTCATGTTTCTGAGAAGGGTGTATCATCCCACCTCATTGATTTCATTATAGAAAATAATGGAACATTTGAAGATTTGAGAGCGGAGATAAATAAAAATTGCAGTTTGAATATGTAATTAGTGAAGATAAGCAATGGTGTAAGGTTGTTTGGAGGGATAGCTTCACACAAAACTATCTAGCCAAAGTTACCTTCACCCATACCAGACGACCATTTGAAGTATTTGTGACAGATGAGGTTAAGGGAGATGTCATCAATTTCATTGAGGCGGTATTCCCGCGTAAAAATGTGATGAGTTTTAAATCTGACATTGGGGCTGGAATGTTCCGAATTAACCAAACATTTAATACGCAAGAGGTGGAGCAGGTAATAAACTTCATTAATACGTTGGAAGGCCGTTAATGGAAGATTATCGACTAAAGAAAACAGTTGAAGAGCTTCAAGAGAAAGTGAAAATTCTTGAAAAGAAACTCGAAGAGCTTAGTAAAAGGCTCTGTGATGATGATTGTAAGTAGGAGGAATCGTGAAAAAAGATACGCTAAATAAATTTATTGATAAAATTGATCTGATGAACTTTCTGACTAAGAAAGAAGTTACACGTAATACTCCTAAAGAAAAGATTCTTGAGGCACTGAAGAATCAGGCAAAGCGTGTCCTCGAAGAAGCTCAGGAGATTGTTGATGCTTGTGAGAGTGGAGATACCGAGGGGATTCTGGATGGGATTGTTGATGTTCAAGTGACTGCTTTGCCGCTTATCCAGATGGGTGAAGCTTATGGCTTTAATGTGGGGGATGCACTTATTGAAGTGGCGGACAACAATCTGACCAAAGTGACTACAAGTATGCCAATTGCTGCACAGACAGTTCTCCACTACAGCGAGAAGGATGGTACAGATGTGTACATTGATGAACAACACTATATGGACCGTATCTATTACTCGATCAAGCGGAAAGCAGATGATAAATATCTCAAGCCAGTTGGTTATCAGTCTGTGAGCCTTAAAAAATATCTACCGGAGGAAAAATAATGACTAATATTGTGAAGGTGTTTAGTGCAAAGTGGTGCCCTTCTTGTGGCCCTTACAAAGAGTCTCTTGATAAGGCCGGGATTGAATATATCTCGTTTGATGCTGATTTGGATGCAGACCAAGAAGAGTTCCGTAAATACAATATTCGTGGACTCCCAACTACAGTGGTTGTAATTCAAGAAACTGGTGAACTTGTACGACAGATTGTCGGTAGTGTTCCTGTTAGTGAAGTTAAGAAATATGTCTCTTAATGATTTCTTAAAATACCTAAATTGTCAGTGTTCGGATGGCGGATGTATTTTCCGCCCTTCGGATGCAAAAGGATTAGTAACTAACGGCGGATGCAAATGTTCTGGTGACTATAATAAAAAACATCAGATTGAACGTTTAATTCGTTTTATGAGAAATAAGTTGGAGGGTTGATGGAAATTACAGCAAAAATTATTGCACACAGTGTTACGCAGCAAGGGAAACAAATCGTCACTTTCGAACTGGAATATCCCCGGTTCATCCACAGTGAACTGATGACGCACCGCCTGTTCTCTCGGAATGCTGCAAGTTCTCGTGCAATTCCTGTTGCAAAGATGATTGAGCAAGTACGCACTTCACCTGCTGTTCCGTGTCATTGGGGTAAAAATCAGCCGGGGATGCAGGCGAAAGAAGAGCTTGACGTAAACGCTAAAGTTGAAGTGATGGGTGAATGGAATCTTGCAGCCAACAATGCTGCTGACAGCGCGGAATATATGTCTTCCGAGGGCGCCCACAAACAAATCGTCAATCGTATTCTTGAACCGTTCCAGATGATGAAAACTGTTCTGACAGCTACAGAGTTTGATAATTTCTTCTGGCTCCGTAAGCACGCAGATGCTCAGCCTGAAATTAAAGTGTTGGCTGAGAGGATGTGGGAAGCTTTGCAAGCAAGCTCACCTGTCACTCTAGAAGCTGGTGATTGGCATACTCCTTATTTTGGTGATGGGTATTGGTTGAAAGGTTGCGGTGTTCCTCTGGAAGATGCTCTAGCTATTAGTTCTAGTTGCTGTGCTCAAGTGTCTTATCGGAAGTTGGATGATAGTTTGGAGAAGGCTAAAGATATCTTTGAAAAATTGATTGAGAGCAAGCCTTGCCATGCCTCTCCTACAGAGCATCAGGCTACACCAATTACAACCCCATCTTGGGACCGTTTTGAAGATGAAGAGGGTAGTTGTTGGGAAGAGGGTGTTACTCACAGTGATCGTCAAGGTAATTTGTGGAGTGGTAACTTTAAAGGGTGGATTCAGCATCGTCAGCTAATCCCTGAAAACGTGTGCTGGAATTTTGTGGAGGAAGAAGTATGAGTAAGTTCAACAGCTATAATTATTTGAGCGAAGCAGACCTTGAGAAACTTGATTGTTGGACTCCAGACCTCCCGTATAAAAATCCAACACTGTTCAAGCAAATTCTGTTCAAACATGGTGCTGAAATTACAAAAACAATTGAGCTTGTAGAAGATACTCATCGCATGCGAACTTCTAACAAAACCCACACAGGTAAGCGCTGGGTTTTTATTGAACGTATTGACAGGGATTGGTTGAATAGTGGTGCGGCTTCTATGGAAGCGTGGATGGCCTCTGCTGATAAAGAAACACAGAAAGATATGTCTTCTATGAGCCGATATGT